ATAACTCTTATATATTTTAAATTGTTGCAAAATTAAGCTTTTTGTTTCGAAAATCAAAATATAACTCGCTGATATTAAACTTATTTAAATCTTTATGCGTTTATTTGGAAATAATCTAAATAATATGTATCTTTGTGCGCAATAAACAGGTAAAGCGTATGTCGAGAAGAAGTTTTGACTTAGTAAGAAAACAAAGAGAAGATTTAATGGCAGCTTACAGGGAGGTCTGTACTCATTGCCATTCTCAACATGAAGCCTGGGTGAAAACTATCAAGCATCAGGCTCCAAGGTATTATGTCACACCCAAGCAGGCTCACGAAATGCTCAGCCCGCTTATTCGTGGCGACTTTTCTAAACTCGACAAACTCAAACCTCACATACGTAGAATGTATCTGTCTATGTTCGATGAGCTACAGGTTATGATCCAACAGAGAGAATACATCGGAAAATCCCTTTGGTTCATCTGTCAGTTTCTCGTAACAAGACCTGCACCGGAGTTCTTTATCACTGAAAGCAACCTCAGAATCACATTTAATGCTTGCAAGAAATATGGAAAAGATTACCATCATAAAGATGTTTACGGCAAGAAACTTCAACGTTAAGTTCTTTCTTACTATCGCTTGTTTGATATGCAGCAGTTGGCACATAGGTTTTTATGAGGGTTGTAGTCTCCTTAACCATTTCATATATAGCTTCTTTCATGCTAATGGCTTCCATCTTACCATCAACTTGTTTGTCTTATGGCAGATAAAGGGCAGAATAAGATTGATCGAGTCTCTGGTTATTGCTACACTTGCCAGCTTCCTGCCTACGTTCACAAACGAGCCTACAATGGGCTTATCTGGTTTTCTCTTTTCTGCCTTTGGGCTTATGTGGGGAGAAACAGGAAGATGGAAAGATGCCGTTAGGACCGCAATGCCTTTCATATTCTTTACCATGCTTCTTAGTAATGTGAATGGAATATTACATTTGTACACTTTCTTAATAGGCTTTTTTATAGGCTATTTACATAATAGATTTTACCATACGTTTTAAATGTTTGAAGGCGACTACTTGTGATAAGCAGCCGCCTTCTTGCGTTTTATGTTATCTAAAATTATAAAATGGATTTATCTCATTTTATCATCTCTTCTTCTCTGTATCTCAACCACACTTCCTGCAAAGGAATCTCCAGCCAAGAAGTTATTGAAAATATACTTGAATGTATAGTACTTATACGGCTTGCCTCCTGTGGAGGTCAACTGCGTCCATTCTCTGCAATCGTTGCTTCCGAATATTTCTAACTGCAGCGTGCCGTTAATAGTATCGCAAAGATGCTTGATGTCTCTTATTGATTTCAAAATCATAGAGCCACCTAATTTCAATGGTCTTGTGATAATCTCACCACTATACAGTCTATCATCATCAAAAACGTCTGGTTTGCCAGTAAGTGTATATACGTTCCCTTCTGTATCTTGTATCAGATTATCCGGGTAATCATTAACCACCGCCTTCACAAACACATCGTTGTTACTTACTACCGAGAAAGTCTTATCCACCATATTATATATATACTGATAAGACTTACTCTTATTATAGATACGCAAGAGGGAATCTCTGTAATCGTAGGCTATCATGCAGTCTTTGATAAAATCCAAGAATCTTCCTTCTGATGTAATATTCGCTCCATTCGAGGTACGACCCTTTAATTGTTCGCTCATGCAAGCTACCGAACCACCACTTGCAGCCATCAATCCTTTCTTTGAGGTAAAGAACACAAGTCTGTCTGTTGGGACAAGTGGAGAGCTTTCATTGCTCACCTCTCTTGATATTGGATAAGAAGCAGAATAAAGACCCTCTGAGTTAACTGACATTCCGTATATACCTTCGTCCGTGAACACCATCAATGGATATTGACCAAACTGACCTTGGCTTACCGCCTCTGTATTGGCAATAATTCCCAATATCTTTCCTGTACCTACTGTATTATCTCCTGATGCCTCAAAAACGAATGGATTGTTGACTACAGATGTGAAAATCTGAGAGTTTAAATCTTCATACCCACCTGTTGTCATGTTAGCTATATTGCTACCAATTCCAAGCGATTTAGGAGGCAGAGCGTTAAAGCTATAGCTTCCGTTTAGCCTTGGGTGTATTTTGAGACTTACATTGTAGTAAAGTGTTGTTTCGCCTGGTCTGCTAACCACTATAAGCATTTCCTTTGCATTTGGATCAGGATAGTAATACCAGTCGTTATATATGTTGTAACTTTCGCTTATAGCATAACTTTGAGAAGATACCCATGTATCCATTGTGCTTGAAGAAATATGCACAAAGAATTTAATATAACGTGAACTTTCTTCGCTAGCACCTCCGTTGTTTCCTCTAAAAACATTAAAACCAGCAAAAGGGAACCTTTTTGTGCCTATTAAGTTTAATCTTCCGTTATAGGGGAATAATTTACTTGACTTCATGGTTGTCCAGCTATAATAATCGTCGTTTTTTAACTGTTCTTGATTTGTTAGAGTTTTTAAGATTTGTCCTTTTACAAGAGCTTGTCCGAATTGAGTAGATAGCGTATCTGTATATGTACCTGAGTTGATTGTTTTTTCATCGTTAATGTCAATACTGAAAAGTTTATAAAATTGACTTTTTGACATCAATTCTTCTCTTATTTCTGCGTCTGTCTTATATGTAGGTAAAATTGCTTGATACGGATTTTGTTGGCTATCATATAATGACGATGGCAATTTGTCTTTTCCTACATGAAAATATGTACTTTTTTCTACATATATTCCATCGAGTATTGTATCATATAGGGTCTTGTTATTTTCTTCAAAATATTCTCCAAGACTCCAACATTCTCCATTTAACTTAAATGGCAAGACATCATCCGACGCAAATACTACAATTTCTTTAACAATATCTTTCCAATTTTCAATTTGAGAAATAGAGAAATTACATAGCATTTTTGTGCAATGTATAAAATAAAAATAATTATCAAACGTACCTACAAACACATTATCAGGTATGATATTCCCTTGCCACTGTTCTACTCCGCTATTATCTGTGTACTTCTTATCACTTGTTGCAAAACGTATTTCGCAATTTCTGCTTATAGTCGGATAACAGATTATAGGGTTTGATATTTTAGTATAAGTACCATCAAATAGACGTAGCGCAAATCTCACAAAGAATGGAAAACAAAAATATCCCTTTTCCTTTGCCCAGTTAATGGCTTCTGTTACGTGACCTTGTACTGCGTTACGAAAATCATCCAATTTCGAGTTTTCTACCGATTCTATTCCAAATTCGTTAGGATACTTATATGCGTATGAGCTTGGTGGTGTTGTGTATGCGCCAATAAATCTACCTTGCGTGTCATAATACATTCCTGCTTTGTAAGATTTATATAATGCCAGAAAACTGGCTATCTTTAGAGCACTTCTACCATCGTTAGCTTTGAATGGATTTTCGACTTCTTCAAACCTAAACTCCACCTTTGGCTTTGGTAATTCCGTTCCTAAATCCACATATTTCCCACCTTTATATAATAAGTAATGTATTCCCTTTTCTGTTGCGCACACCAAAGTATTTCCCACACTCTTAATATCTGATGGCGCTCCAATGCTAAATGACTGTCCGCTATTAATATCTATCTGGTCTCCATTTATTTTGTAACAGATAATAGAGTCCGTGTGCTCTAATTTGGTAATGATACATTTATAATCAGCCATCTTGTGAACATACATTATCGTAGAACCAGCACCTAATCCACTATCTTTTTCACCTTCTAATACTTTAATCTTTACAGGCTTCTGAATAGGCTTCATTTCTCCATCCTTAAAGATGAATCCATCACTCTCCAGCAACTCGCTATCATCTGAAAGCAGGTCGCTCGGAACATTTGTCATGCCCTTATTAAAACTAAGAGTCTTTCTTTCGGTAATTCTTTCCATATACTATAAGTTTTAAATTTTGGCTACAGTATGAACACCGTCGCCACCTTTGTATATCTTTTCTTTCTTCTTCCAGTAAGGCTTCTCCATATCCGTGAGGCTTACGAACAAGCCAATGGCGGTACTCATCACAACATCATCATGGTTTCCGTTACCCACGATATTACCAAGACTTCCATCATCGTGTCTTTCGTAAATTCTAAGCTCATGGTACATTTCCTTGTCAGGTTCTACCCAGAGCATATCATCCACAAAGTGTTCCAAGTTGTCGATTATCTGTTGCTTGGTCAACTTGTTGGTTTGGAATCCGTACTTGGCAAGAACGTTTTCTTCCACATTTTCCGAACTACTGGTTCGCTGATATAGATTATCGTAATAGTCAGCTATTTCTTGAAGAATGGTCAGGAAGTGGTCTCCCTCTGTATTGTTGTTCTTCTCCCGGTCAGCCGTATTACTCTCAATAACCAGTAACGCATCATTGTAGTAATGAGCCAGGGCAGCAGCCATCCATGCCAACTTATCATGCCTTACGTGCCCTCTGTATCTTGCCACAATCTTTGGCTTTCCGTTAATGGTTGGTATCATACCGAATCGGTCTATCACGGTCATTACGGTATAGTCAGATGTGGTAGATTTACCACCAATATCAACACTTACCAAATACCTATTCTCCACCTGCAAGATTGTAGGAACTTCCCAAATTTTGAGGTCGCCCTCTCCATCATCCCTAAGTTTAATCTTGGAGTTGCTGATGGTATTATCGTTCTTTGTGCTGATGTCAATGCAAATATCAGCAGTATATTCCGGGTCTTTCTTATAGGCAGCCTGTAGGTCGTCTATTGCGTAAGGACTGAATACCAATCTACCAGAGTTTCGGAAAGCGTCCTCCTCATCAATAGGAGCCTCGGTAGCACAGGCAGCATGGGAAGTAAATTTGTTACGGTAGTTTCTGTACCACTCGATAGCTTGGAAACAAGCACCCTTTTGCCACATTCTCCAGAAGAACTTTCCCGTCTCTCGATAACCTTTAGGACATGAGCTTCTGTCTCTGTTCTGCAGTAACCATCTTGCAAATGCTCTCGTATCTTCTACCTCCGTCATATCCTTTTCGATGAAGAAGCAAGGAATGAACAGGAACGAGTAAGCATCGTTGTTCTTCGGGTCCATAGCCAACTGGCACTTATCATAGAAGAAACCAGAGTTACCTCTACCAGTACTCTCGAATATCTCCACATTATCTTCCAATGGGTCAATACCACCAGAAATAGAAGAAATCACACCTTCAGGATCATGCTCTGGTGTTTTCTTCCAGTAGGCTACCTCTGAATAGTGGGCACAATGGAAGTTGCTACCACGCACAGAATCAAAGTTCTCGAATGAAGCCACTGTCAAGGTACTTCGCCTTATCGCCTTAATACCATCTGTTACTTGGAAATCGTCAGGTGAGTTCTCGTATGGAGAGAATTGCAGCTTTGCTCCCGGATAGCCAACCGTCCATCCCGGCTGACGTTCCAATGCCTTTCGGTACATCGCCTTGATTTTCTTGGCAGTATTCTTCTGCTGAGCTAACACAATAGCATTCCATCCATCATGTCTGTAGTCTTGAATCCACTTGATGTAGAGCTGGGATAGGGTAGAACCACCCCACTGTCTTGCTTTCAGAATGACAACAAAGGCTGGTTTGTGGCTCGTTCTTAAATCCTCCAAGATTTTCAGCAACTTTCGTTGAGGATAATTCAACTTGAAAGGTATCATTTTACCAGTCTTTTTGTCCTCAATCTTATCCGTCACATACATCGCAAACTCTGGGTCCTCCAAGAATCGTGTTCTACAGATGGCAAAGGTAAGCATCTGAAAATGTTGCACGTCGTCTGCTGCGTGTTGTACGTATAGGATATAGTCTTTCAGGCTTTTCATCTTTCTCAGACCACGGAACAAAACAGACTTGGCAGTTTTTTTCGGAACCCACATCTTAGGAATGAAGAAGTCAGGCAGCTCTATCAGCACACGATGTTCGAAGTCATAACAGTTCAATCCTGTTATGGGGTCGTATGGACCAAAGACTTCTTCATACCGTCTGTTGTTTTCTTCAACAAGCTTGTCTATTTCTTCATTAGTTACATGAGCCATCTACTAAATCGTTTAGTTCTTCAAAGTCTGCATCGGTGATTTTAGGTGCGCTCCTTACATCTATCACATTCACACCTTCCTCATCATCCTCCACTGTCGTCATTCCTAAAGCCATAAGTTGCTTGAAATCTTCGTCCAAACCATGAGAAACACTTACCTCGCTCTGTTTTGGTATCATGTGTTTCATCAGATCCTTGTAGATAGTGGCATAAGTTTTCGGGTCGTATTCTGCCAACTGGTCCATGCAAGTTTCAAATTTCTCCTGATTTCTTGCCAAGAAATCCCTAAGATACTCCTTTTGAGCACTCTTTTTGGAAGGAAGAAGGCTCTTTGCCTTCTCTTTCTTCTCTCGATTTATCTCCCTTACGCTTTTGAAATCACTAAATTCATCCATCGTAAACCTCCTTATCCAAATGGTTTAAGTTGTCTTACCATTGCCCCAGGGATTGTTGCGTTAGCCGCATCTATCACTTCCAGCTCCTGCTCGTCAAGTTGTGAAGCCTTATCTATCGTGATAGGGTCTTTGCTTGTAAGTGTAAGTAGGAAATACTCATACAATGCTCCTGTAACAATGTAGTCATGTATAGCTTTCACTAAACTGTCATACCTTGCGTCATCCCAATAATCAGGCATTCGAAGCCAGAGTTCCTTTTCATCCCATTCTTTTAGCGAATTGTCCCTTACTCGCCCCTCAGGTTTCATAATATAGGCAGTTAGCAAGGATTCTACCTTACTGAGATACTTGTCAAACCAGCGATAGAAAAGAGGTCGCTCGTGGTCATTCTCACTTGTAGGGATATTTTCATCTTGGTTGGTTTGGCTGCCACGTCTGGCTCTACCTATCATGTTGGTGGTAGCATCTATGTCATACCAAAGCTGATCAGCATACACAAATATATGCTTGTCCGAATACCTGTGTGCAGGTCTTGGTGGTTTAGGAAGAAAAGGGTTTGGCATTGGTTCCCACCCCTTTTCTCTAAGTATATGTGTTGGGTGCAAAGGGTTAAACTCCATATTATTCCTCCTTAGTTACGGTTATTTCAATCTCCCTCTTTAGATTATCGCTATGTCGGGAGAAAATGGTTACTGTTGCTACGCCAGTATTTACAGGCACAAGACAGAAAGCATGAGGCTCAACGCTTCTTTGTACTTCAAGAATACTTGGTTCGCTGCTTCTGGCTTCAATATCATCTACAGCACTATCATCAATAGAATAGGATAGGGTAGTTTCTTTATTGTCAAGTTCGATGGTTGCTCCGCCTACATTATCGCTTCCATCCACCTTGGCGGTCAGATTCTTAGTGTATGGCACAGTTGGAACTACAGGACCGCTCAATACAAAGCATCTGCGAATATTCTGTTCGTCAAACGTCAATGACTGCAAGTAGGGTTCTGCCTGTTTGAGGTTGGTAGTTTTTAACCACCACTGGTATATCATATAGTCCTCTACATACTTTGCTACCAATCTTGCCAGAGTATCAGAAAGTGTTCCGTTGCATCTGCGTGATACGACAATAACAAACTCTACTATATCATCTTCTTTATCGTTATAGTATATAACATTATCGCCTGATGTCTGAGCGTTTGGAGCCAGATAGTCTGCAAGTATAACCTTTGTTATCTCCAATGCAGATTGAAAATCGTGCGTCAGCGTATTTTCGTGAACAGCCTCGTCACCAGCTGCTTCATTAAAACTCATTTTGATGGCTCTATCATCTGTAGCTCCATCTATCTTAGCCTTTAGGTAGGTTGCTCTCTTAACCTCGTCAACTACTACCGATTTGATAATTTGGAATTTTAATATCATATCTTTACTTATTTATTGTTTCTAACTGTGGGTTACTCTCCATGGAGCCTGTCATATCTTTCAATGTTTTAGCTCCAGCCGAAGGAGCCTCTTTGTCAAATACCAGTTTTATTGCAGATTTCAAAAGCATATCTGCTTCATCCCAATAAACTTTGGCTTGCTCTGTACTGCTCAAAGTCAACACCATATAGGTTGTATATGCCCTCACATATCCCCAAAAACAACTCTCGAAAGCATTCTTGTGTCCTTCATTCAACCTGATAACATTGAATGTGACTGATGCAGGAAGAGAAGAATCAATGTAGGTTCTTACAACTGGTGCTAATTCGCCAGCGAAACTACGAATTGCTGATTCTATATATTGCCTTATTACCGTTTTCTCTACTGCCGAGAGAGTTGTGCTTCCAAACAGAGAATCTCCATTCTTGTCTTTCTGCCTCTTTGCGATAACAGAAACCTGTTTCATCACATCACTTTCGATGGACTCCATGCTGATTGTTATCAATTTTGTCTCCTCTGCCATAATCTTTATGCTGCTTTGTTAAAACCTAATGCGTTCTGAGCCATATTCACTGCGTTCTGATCGGCACCTTGAACAACTCCGTTCTCTACCTGTCCACCGCCTTGTGCCATTGCTAATTGCTGTTGCTGCTGATACATCTGTTCGAGTTGAGCCTGCTGTTCCTGTACGCTTGATAGCAACTTGTCTGCAAATGGAGCATTGATATTCTGCAAGTACTGAACGATATTGATAGCACCGATAGACAGGAGATAATCGAGCTTGTCGTTTATCTGGGTCTGATAACTTGCGGTAGCAGCCGCATTCTTAATACTTGTCTTGAAATGAACGTCTCTTGCTGATAGCCTGTCATAGTATCGAGCATTAAGAGAGTCCTTATTAAATATCTTTCGCCCGTTCTCGTAATACTGTTGGATAGTCATACACTTCTTGGTTGCTAATTTTTCGGTAAATGCCTCCATGTCGGCAAGAATGGTAAACAGAGAAGTTGTGGCATTCTGACTTTCCTGTGCGTATCGTGCAGCCGACGTACCAGCTGAAGGGGTCTTTCCTTGCAATGCGCCACTCACGTTTGTAACCTCTCTAATCAGATTCAACTCAATTTGCAGAAGTTCATTCGTGCCGATATTGACTGCGTTCGATGTGATAACCTCTGGTCTAAGGTTAGGAGTCTTGGCAGATGGTTTATAGAATATCCATCCATCATACTCAATAGCTTCTTCCATAAATTGCTCTGGAGTTCTGCCATTAAGCACATTTGTAGGTATCATCTTGAAACCCTTAAAGCTGCTTCTGATAGCCATATCGTTCATCACAATCAGGCGGTTGATATATCTTTGCTGGTCAATGATATTAGCCAAGAATGGATGAATCTCTCCGTTGATATACGGATAAAGCTTCATCGTGAAAGGATGACTCTTGTAGTCGTATGGGGTCTCGCCCTGGCATAGGATAGTTCCATCTGTAGCCATATAGGTGTAATACCAGTACTTGTCAGCAACCTCCCAAGATTTAATGTAGGCTCGTTCATCTTCCGGCACTCCCATTTCGTCATACTGAGCCTTGCGCTTGATATTGTCCGCTCTCAGCTTGGCTATCATGGCGGTATCATCCATGTCAATCCGGAAATAAGCATCATTTCCGCTCGTAGCTATCGGGTCAAAACACTGCAATCTCGGCTTTGTTTCTGTAGTCCAAACCTCAATGATTCTTACATAATGACTACCTTTGTTTGTCATGTCAAAGCTGATATTGGCTAATGTCTTTTCATTGTTAAACTCATAGCCATATCCCTCATCATATCCTTCATGAATGTCGAAGATTCTGTTCAGGTCTTCGATAGTTAAACCATACTCTGCTCTTGCAAATTTCTGATACAAATCTTCCTTACTAACATCGTGAAGCACACCAATCAGGCTGATGTCGTTATGTCGTGGATCACTTCCGCATTCGAAAAACATGTGGTCTGGCTCCATGAGTTCCGTCCATGAGTCTGGCATTTCTAAATCCTTATCCTCCCAAGACTCACGAACATACATCTGCCCACCTATCAAGTAATCCTTGATAGCGTGATTCAGTACGTCCTGCATTTCGGTTGTCTGCCAGTTGCACTGCATGGTTGCACTCATCATGTCGCTCAGTTGCCGGGAGTCATTATCTCTCGCAAAACATACAGGTTCCGTTCCTTGTTTCGCATAGAGTCCTGCTATAGATTCCAAGATGCTCACCATGATATTGTTGCTCATAGGAGTCTGGTTCCTTGTCTCCATATACTCACGCTCTGTCATATACTCCCAACAACCATGATGATACACCTTGATAACATCGCTCCATTGATCTCCAGTACAATACCTCAAGGTTCTTGCTCTGGTCTCTCTTACTCCACTCAGGTTGTTCCACGCATTCCTACACCGGGAAAGTAGCTCATAGTCTTTATTGCTATGTTCTTGCCTTCTTTTGCGTGCCTTGACAGAATCGTATTTGTTGCGACGAGGCATAACCTTACTTAATGTCAGTATTCTTGCCTTTGCCATTTTATATTACATTGTTAAATTATGGATGCAAAAATACGTTATTCCATGCCTTTACTTTCGGTTATTTAACCTACTGATTACTACCATGTTAAATAACAGAATTACAAGCTATCATTTTTTGCACCTTTGCGCAAGAGTTTATAAACAAGTAAAAATTCCTTCTAATTAGGTATCATATTCGAAATGACAAAAGAAGAACAAGAAAAACTAAACAAAGAGGGTGGAGCACAGGTTGCACCACCAGCAGGAGAAGAAACAGAAACACCTTCTGTTGACGAAAGACCTAATCGCACGGCTTTCTCCAAGCGTTTCTCCAAGCGTCACTCAGATATTGATTTTGAGGACAAAGAGGCTCGCTATGGTGCGATGAATGATGATGCTGACGCTCTTTCCAAATACGAGGAAAGCGGTCAGGCTCTTTCCAAAATGCTCGATAATAACAAGTGGTTAGCTGCAATGGTTCTCGATTCTACCAGAAAAGGTATGCACCCATTCGAATGGATGGCTTCACAGGGTATTGACGTTAAGGCTGCTCTCGAAGATGAAGAACTGGCTAAAAAGGTTGCTGATCAGATTACAAAGTTCCAAGAAAAAGTTGCTGAACAAGAGAAGCACAGTCAGCAGTTAGACGATAATCTGAGAAAGTCTTACGAGTCTTTGCAAGAACTTGGACTTTCTGACGAGGAGGCTAACGAGCTTTGGAGCAAGGTTTGGGGAGTGATACAGGATGCAGAGGAGGGAAATATTTCTTCCGACACATGGAATCTCTTTAAGAACGCTTACAACTACGACTCTGATATTTCGTCGGCACGTGAAGAAGCGGCTATGCAGGCAAGAAACGAGAAGATTCAGAATAAGGTCCGCTCTTCCGCAAGCGAGGGTATTCCTCCTTCACTTTCTAGTTCGGGTGCTGGAAACGAGCCAGCTAAGAAGAAAACTAAGAAGAGAGCATCCAGCTTCTTTGATGATATTGGTTAACACAAGATTATTAATCCATAAATATAAGTATAAAATGAAGAAAGTAATTAATTATTTTTCTGATCGTCAGTTCATCTTTAAGATGATTCTGATGCTTCTTGCTGTTGTTACAGGCGGTGGCGTAATGGCTGTTGGTGATGATGTTGAACCTGACTTGAACGAGCCGGGTTCTAAGCCTGCAACAACCGAAGAGACTGCTGCCAATGAGCAGGTAGATAAGGATAAGAACGACTTGCTTGCCCCTGGTGGTAAAACGGCTGGTCAGTCATTGACCGGTACTCAGGCTTCTGCTACGCAGATGGACCGAGGTGGTCTTGAAGAGGAAGACTGGGACACGGGTGAAACCAAGTTCCGCCCATATCATACACCTCTCCTTTCTATCGTCAAGAAGTTTACCACAACTGTTCCTTGTACTGGATACAAGAAGAAGCACGCACGCTATGGTGGTGAGACCTTAGACGGTGAGGTTACACAGCCTATTGCTGCTGGTGCTTCCATCAAGCTTACCAAGACCAACTTCTCAGGTTCTTTGAAGCCATTCTACGAGGGTTCTACTGCTATTGTTCCTACTGTAGCTGGTTACAAGCGTGGCTCTACTACAGTTCGTGAAGGTCGTTTGGTTCTCTTTGTTACCAGCGCCAATAAGTCAGGTACTGAGGTTACATTGCAGGCTATCAATGGTAAGGCTAATGAAGAGAATGCCGATTGCGAGTTCTTGGAAAACATGACTTGCCCAGACATTCCTGTTGGTACAGTTATTTTGGCAGCTTCTACAGCGCTCTCTGAGTCTCAGATGAAGGTTCCTGCTGAGAACTACCAGCCACGTTCTGCTGATGTTTATCTCCAGAAGCGAGCATTCTCTATTGTCTTCACCGAGGACTTCGAGACAATGAAGAAGAAAATTCCTCATACCGTGAAGGATATGAAGGAAGATGCACTCAACAAGTACAAGATGCGTGCTGAGCGTTCTTATTGGATGGGTACCAAGGCTCGTATTCACTCTACCACCAATGATGGTGCTGATGAGTACACCTACTTCGCAGAGGGTATCTTGAATCAGCTGACTAACCAGTATGGTATCGGTGAGGTTTACAAGTACGAGGATTTGACTGCTATCAGTATGTTGATGTTTACTGACTTCTCTGAGTCTGACCACATCTATATGTTCTGTGGTAAGAACGCAATCAAGCGCCTGATGAACATTGAGATTCCTAAGGGTCGTACCGAGGTCCTTTCTACCCACAAGGAAATTGACATTACCTTCTCTCGATACGTTGATAACTACGGTACTATTGATTTCGTTTGGGATCAGACTCTTGACATGATGCACATGGAAGACTGCATGGTTGGTATGGACTTGAAGGGTGCTCGTCACTATGTGAAGGAGAAGGGCAAGGATAAGACCAATGACATGAGCAAGGATGGCTACGATCCACGTGAGGCTAAGCGATACATGCACATTGAGGCAGATTGTATTGCTCTTCGTGGCTACAACTCTATCCTGGTTGGTCCAGAGGCATTCATCACTAACCTTGGTGTTGCTGGCATCGTGAATAGCATCATATCTCTGAAGACTCTCCCTGATACTGCTGCTAAGGGAATGAAGGTGGCTTTAACAGAGGATTACACCAAGGATGAGACAACCTACGAGAAGGGTAAGGTTTACGAGTACGATGGTACTAAGTGGAACTTGTATGCCGGCATGGACGTTGCTGCATAAGGCATCTTTTTCATCTTTAATATATAAAATCACGCAGAGGGGCAGGAGTTAATAGCCCTGTCCCTTTGTTATAAAAATACAAAATTATGATTAAGACATATAGATATAACGAGCTGTGTAATAATGTAAGCCTTACGATTTCCGGTGCTGGCGGTAATTCTATGCGCTACAACTTTACTCATGGCAACACTTACATGCGCAAATGCCCAGAGCTTACTCTTCGCAACAAATATGCGCAAGACCTTTTGGATAACCATGAATTGGTAAGGAGTGAAAAGGTTACTTGTATTCGTACAACTCTTGAAGAGTCGGATATTTTGCAGGAAGAAGGTCATGCAAAGAAGCCTGCAAAGAAAGCTCAGAAGGAGGAGGTAGCTGGCATTCGCACAGCCGAAGAGGTTATCAATTACGTAAATAGCCGTTTTGACAAGGATTGCAGAACTCTTGAAACAGCTATGAAACATGCAGGCAAGGCTGGTCTTATTTTCCCAGATTTCAACGAGTAATATATATAATAAGGTGTAATGACCGTAGATGAAATCATAAAACAAGTTCGTTGGTGCATAGACGAGGAATCCAATAGTCGCTTAAATATAACAAGTGGCGATGAAAAGGACGACTTATATATGGACAATATCATTAAAGCTAAGATACCTGATGCTTTGCGTTGGATAGCAGTTACTGCTGCATCATCTTCAATGCTATCTTCTTCGTCTGATGCCCAAAAGACAACAACGAGTAGCAAAAGCAGTTCTTCTACTACCACATCAACAAGCATGTCGGTAGAGTTATTTGATGATAGTACTGATATAGGAGTGATAACAATGCCCGATAATATTTCGGTCTTTAACATCAATCGTGTTCGCACCAAAGGCTGGCATAAGGCAGTTATTCCTGTAGAAGATACTGACGATGCTGCTCTTGAAATGTTCGATGAGTCCGCAAAAGGAACGGTTGATAGACCGCAGGCTGCCATCATGCGAGTAAAGCCTCTGAAAATTCTTATTCAGCCAATAACGAAAAAGGAAGATGATCAGACGATTAACGACGTGACGGTATCTTATGTAGGGGTCCCACTTAGTACAACAGGTTCGGGCGCGTCTGAATCGGTTGATGTTCCAAGCAATTTTCAGGGAGCCTTCATCTACTACATTGCATTTTTACTTCTTTCTGCTTATGATGATTCTAAGGCTAATCAAATGTATTCTATTGCTTTGCAGCAACTGGGTGTTAATCAAACTAAATAAGATGGAAAAGGTAGCTACATCATATAGTGATAATGAAAATGCTTGGGTGTCAGAAGAACTAAGCGTTCATCGCAATGTTTACCTAACAATCAATCTTGTTAACCCAGGAAAGGTTGTTATCCGGCAAAATTGCGGTAATGATAAATGGTATCGAGTTCCAATAAAGAGGCACAAGGATAATAAATCTTTCAGCTTTAGAATCCGCATACCTTCCCCTCAATTCAAACTCAAAATTTTTACATCAACTCAACCAAAAGAAATTTGTTATGCCTACATTTAGAGAAGATATTAGGTTGGGAACGAAAGTTCCTCAAATGAAAACGGAAGATTATGAGGATGCTTCTGTAACTACCGAAAAGATAGCCGATAAAGCTATTACTGAAGGTAAGTTGGCAGAACACGCAGTTACTTCAAGTATTCTTGGGAATGGCGCAGTAGAAAACTCCAACATCAAGGATGGCTCTATTACCAACGAAAAGATAGCTAATCGAACTATCAAAGCATTTGAGAAAATTGCCCGTGGGTCAATTTCGCAAGAAGAAATGGGTTCTTCTTCTGTTGGAGAAGATGAACTTATAAACAATTCTGTGACTAACGAAAAAATAGACGATGAAGCTGTAGTTATCGGAAAGATAGCAGAAGAGGTCTGGACTAAGCTCAAAGATGAGTATCTCAGGAGAGATGGTAGTAATTTTATGCAAAGTGACCTGGGTTTAAATGACCATAATATCACAGGCGTTAAGGAAATCAGAAACCTCAGTGCTCTTCCTGTTGTTATAGCCTTTAATAAAGATGGCTATGATGTTAAGTTTGAGCAATGGTCAACAAGTGGAGGCGACGAAGGAGCTTCTCCTGATTTTATTGGAGGTTTTAATGGGGGAGAACTTGAAGTTCCATTAAATATTATCGCCGCGGGTTTTAAAACTAAAGACCTATCAACTCTTGGCTTACTTAATAATAATAGCGAAGTTATTACAGCAATGACAGACTCAGATATTGATAGTTGTATCGCAAGTGTATTCGGATAAAATGATTAGTTTATGGAAAAGTATTTAGATAAAAATAGTGTTTTAAGACTCTTGAAGGGAGTCAAAACACAGATAGATAAGTCGAAGACAAACATCCTTGATTCAAAGGGTGCAGCAAATGGTATTGCTTCGCTTGATGAAAAAGGCAATGTTCCTTTGTCTCAGTTAGGTAATCTTGATACAGATATATATGAGGTTGCACCAACTTTTCCTGGACAACTCACTGAAAAGCAAAGTAAGCATATATTTCTGATTCCAAGAGATTCTGATGAAACAACTAAGAATGTATATAAAGAGTATATATTCGTTGGTAATGATATTACGAATGTCAAAGATACAGACTGGGAACAATTAGGAGAATTTACTACAAGTGTAGATTTAAAGAACTATTCTAAAAAGAATGAAACGGTAACTTCTATTAGTATTACAAGTGAAGATTCAAGTGGAAGTTTTTCACTTTATTCACAAAATTTGCGTATAGATGCTGCTGATGGTACATATAAAGTTGTTGATATACCTTTAGCAAAGGCTGGCTTGATAAGTTCTGTACGTCCTAATCCTGGAAAAAACGGTTTCATGTCTGCTGGCGATAAACGTAAACTTGATAACATTGACTTGGATGCCCTTACAACATCTATCAATTCAGCTAATACGGCTGCTGATAATACCAATAAAGTAATAAGGGAGGCTGAAAGGGTCAATGCAGAATTGAGAGGAAATATACTTACCGTTACTAATAGAAATGGTGAACAGAAGTCAGTAAATCTTACCGATACTGACGAGCATATAACAGTCAACTGTACTACAACGATGGAAGGCGTAAGTATGGATGGCTTGGTTATTAACGTCTATGTCAATAATGGCGCAGACCCCCATCAGTACACTACCAATGCAAATGGTCAGGCTGAGTTTACTATTACAAAGGGGGCAACCTATAAGGTTGTATTCCCTTATGTGCAGAAGTGCAACATTATTGACCCTGTGCAGCATGTAGCAAGCGTAGGTAACAGAATTATTGATGCAAACTATATCGCTGAGACTGAAAAAATGGAGCGGTTAACCATCAAGATGTCTAAGGCTGACGAAAGCGGAAATGTCACTCCATGGGAAGGCGGCAAGGCGTATGTTACCATAGATAACAAGAAAACCGAATATGTTATGGATGCTGAGGGCAAGGCTATCGTTGAAATTAAGAATGGCGTATCCTACACAGTAAGCGTTGACAAGATAGACGGTATGTATGAGCAGTACGACAGCTACTCTATTACCAGAACGGCTATTTCTGAGAGTTATCGTTTTAACTTTATCTATCGACCTTACGAGAGCGGCATCTGGCTCATTGATGACAATAACAAACAATGGACTTACGACGACTGGGAGGCGAGCGGAAATGATAATAGCAAGCTGATGTTTGTGCGTATTGCTACACTTTCTACCCAACGTTACAAGGGAGACATACTTATCAGTATTGACAAGATGGCAGACTTATCCAAGACAGCCGTAACTAAGCAATGGTGTAATCAGAACGTAGAGTTCAAGAACATACCTATCAATGGTCGAGACAAAAATAATCCGATGTGGTCTCACTTCGTGTATAACGGATTGTTGGCTACACAGACCATCATAGCGGAAGGTGACGAGCGGGAGTTGACTACGGATGCTGCTGATTATTGCTATAGTTCTACAATTACGAATGGAGACAAGCTTTATCAGGGTTATCTGCCGACAGTTAACCAATTGGAGCTGACTTGGCAGAATATAGATATTGTGATAGACGCTATCAATAAGAAGTACCCAGACCTCAATGTCAACAAGAAAACATTCTTTGGCAATAAGTGGACTTCTTCCCAGGAAGGCTACAACTTCGCCTACTACTTCGTTGAGGCTGTCGACTACGGCAGCAAGTTCAACAGTTATATAACGATTCCGTTCTACGCTTGTCTGATGAGCAGTGAGTGAGAGTTGAGTATTATAATTATAAACAAAATTAAGTTATGAAAAAAATAAATTTCGTAAAGACTTTTATACCAGAAAGTCAATACAAACAAAAATATAGTTTAGGCAACACTATTGTCTATCACATAGGTACTACGTTTAATAATGAACAGAATACCTATGAGTGTTATGAATGCACAGTTCCAGCATCCATTTTTGATGAAGATATGGTTAAATCTGCATTCAGCGAGTTTATTGATAAAATCAAGGCTTTGCAATTAAAGCAAGCTAAAGCCGAAAAGATTACCGAGATAACCGCTTATGACAAATCTTCATCAGTCAACTCTTTCATTCTTAATGATAAACTGCGTTGGCTTGATATTGACTTGCGGAAAAGCCTGTCTTACTCTACAGAGATCCTTAAAGAGGATGGAGAAAAGACCGTTGACATCTGGTTTGATACAGAGTGTGAAACAATGAATATTGACAATGCTCTGTATATGCTGAAAGAGTTAGAGGTCTATGCCAAGCAGACCAACAATATTACACACCAGCATAAAGCAGAGGTGGAGACACTTACCACAATAGAAGAGGTGAAATCTTACGACATTACCAAAGGTTATCCTGATAAATTAGTATTTAGCAATGAGAAACTTTCTGAAATGGTTAGCAACCTTTAACAGACGAGACCTATATGGTCTGATTTTATGGTTCGTGGCAGGTATTGCTATTAGTTTGTTTGCCCTGCCAGTAATGGTGTTGAGGGAATATTATCAGTACAAGCATTACGAACTCGCAAGATTTGAATGGGAGGATATTGTCAGATATTCTTTAGTAATAGCAATAGGTTCTGTCATTCATATTCTTTTGTGGTAGTATATACAATAAGGAGGGCAAAATAAATTGCCCACCTTATATGTAGAATAGATACACGGCTTGCATAAGACTACCCATGAGATAACAAACATCTTCTCCTTTTGGATCGAGCGAAAACTTTTCAGCGATATGTTGAACCGCATGAAGCATTTCATGAGAAATACTATTCACAAACTCGCTTTCATCTATTGTAAAACCTACAGAAACAACAGTTTGGTGTTTGTCTATATTGGAGTAAGTGATGCCTTTATTGGGTTTATTCTCCATGATAAGATTGCAGGCATCATCCAAAGGTTCGCCTTTGCATCCCAACTTTAGCAAACTCTTCCTGATGATGTTGCAATCCTTATCTCTTACATGATAGTACACATGGATAGTCCAGTCAAACCTTTCTAAGTAAATTTTCTGTTCTATCATAATATCTCATCCCAGGGAATACCGATTCCATTATGAGCACAGTCGGCATAGAAGCGATTGAAGATAAAACCATCCTGTTGATCCTCATCATCAACATAATCTTTAACGAACTGAGCAAGTTGCTTTTCTTCCGTAATAGAACTGGCATAGAAATCAGCGATACACATATTTGCGATATAGCAAGCATCGTGTCCTACATTGTTCTCCAGCTCGATATTATATTTTTTAAGCAGGTTTTCTACGTCCTCATTGCTCATAACTTTGATACGCTTGCCATTCTTACGCATCTGTTTGACTGCCCACTCGCACATTTTCTTATTGAAGTGCCATCCGTTCTGTCTTAGATACGCAATCATTTCTTTGGGCTTGTAATCATACGCATCAAGAGATTCTCTATATTTTGTAGCCATAATAGTTTAAAAATTTAAATGGGTCTGGTTCCGACATTTGTGTCGTGACCAAACCCACATAGTTAGTTATTATTATTCCTCCCAGTCTTGGTAGTCACGTTTCTCTCTACGATCACGACCATCACGCATTTCTTCATCGTAGTTGTCGTATTCACGCATACCGCCTCTACCACCACGACCTCTATAGTCCGGCATACGACTTCTTTCTCCGTATCTACCACGGTTGTTGCGCTTCATATCGTCAAGACAAGTCATAGCCTTACCAAAATAGCGCAAGCCTTTTTCTACGTTTTCGTACAAGCCATCAAACTTGTCCTCTGTAATCTCAATCATTACCATAATCACATACGATTTAAAATTGAATAGATAGGGTAGGAGATTACTTATTAACAGCCTTTTCGAGCAATCCCATCATCCTGTCAAGCTTGCCCTCCATGCCGGAAACCTTGCCTTCTAACTTGGTAATTTTTTCAGCCTGTTCCCTCTCTTTGGCTATCTGGGGGTTGAGTTGCAATAGCATTCCCTCACAAGATTTAACGACCCTCTCATGGTAATCTACGCTCTCCAGTATCGCCTTGGACTGTCTCAGCATTGCATCCACCTCTGCACTCATGGCTTCCTTGTTGTCGCTCACCACAAGGCTCTTGTCGTTTGCTATCTGTCCGTTAGCTGGCAGTTGTTTGAAATCAACCTCCTCATCATTCAGCTTTACCTTTACATCAACCACGGTCTCCATAGGTTGAGGCGTAAAGCCGTTGTTGAAAGATGGATATTTCGTCTGAGGGTTGCTTACCGAAACAACCTGACCGATTCGCAAGTTAGGATTCTCGCCCTTGTCGAGTACATAGAATAAAGAATTTGCTCTTAAACCTTGAAACATAATGTAATCTCCTATTATCTATTCTGTTTGTTAAACAATACCCGTCATCATTTGAAGGGTGTTAGTATCTCTTTCGAACCAGAGTTGAACAACTCCAGTTCCCGGCACATCTGCAACCGTTAATGGCGCACCATTAAACTTTGTTACAGCCTGTGTTGCTCCGTTGGTCTCGAAAAGGATAGGCAGCGTACCAGTCGTTCCAGTCGGAATAGCCTGCATCAGATTCACGAATATCGTTCCTCTGTAGCTGGCATTCACGAAAGCGTGGTTCTTAAAGGTGAACACCACATCGTCAGTATTCACCTTCACGCCTGTTGAAGCGATAGCCGCCGAACCGTTACGATTCACCCAAGTAAAAGGTCTTAACCATAACATAGCAGCCTCCTTTCCTTTTAGCCCCAGAATCCTGCATTGTTAGCAGCATTCAGTCCATACAAGCCAGCTTGATAAGCCACGCAGTTAGGAACAGCAGTAAATGGGCTATATGGAGTAGTCACAGTCTCAGGCAGCTTACACTTGATACCAGCCACCTCGTTCTGCAAGCCAGCCAATACCTGATTGATAGGTGCTACAGCCTGACCAACAATCTGAGAGGTCATAGCAGAAGCCTTGAAGGTGCTATTCTCCTCACGAAGTGCATCAATCTTATTCTGCATTTCTCTCATTTCTTGCTGCTTCTGACCATCAACGATAGTCTGAGTACTTTCCTTGATGGCGTTGTGCAAGTCACAAGTCTGTCTCTGGGTTTCGTAAGCCACGTTAGAGAAGCCACGCTCCTGACCTACTGCCACGTTGTTGATAGCATTCTGCAAGGTACCAGTCTGCTGACACATAGCCAACTTGATATTACCATCCATAGCAGTAATACTGTTGTTGGTCTTGCAGCAGCAATCAGCAATCTGTTGAGCAATCTGCATATTACCCTGCTGCAAAGCGTTGATGGTCTGCATACCACTCATACCTACCTGATTACCTACGTTCTGTACCTGTGATGTCAAAGCAGAAATAGCATTCTGAATCTGACCTTCGGTGCAATTAAGCTGAGTAGCCAAGTTACTGAGCGCATTACGATTACCGCCGATGGCATCCATCAAAAGACTGCGACCATAGTCATTGTTAATCTCGTTAGCGATACCGCCACGACCGTTGCCGCCGAAGCCACCCCAGCCATTACCGCCCCAACCCATAAGGAAGAAGAGGAAGATTACCCACATAAACCAGCCGCCTTCTCCGCACATTCCGTTGTTACCTTTCATGGCAAGAAGCACATTTGGATCGACACCCTGCTTTTGGAGCAAAGGCGCAAGAAGTCCAAGCATTCCGTTTGAACCTCCGTTTTGGTTTTCACCAAAGATGTATGTCTTAGATTCTGACATAATAAATGATAGATTAATCGTTTCGTTCACTATTGAACTTGTTGCAAAGTTACAAAGAACTATCCACGCTACCTAACTATGCTCAAAATTAAATTATTAGCATTCAATCTATTGTGTATCAGGGTTTTATGATGAGTAAAGTTTAGCTCATAAATGTCGATTGTTTATTTTTGGTTATTTGTTTTGTAGTTAAATATTGTGAACCTCCCATAAATAAAGAGATTATTTGGGGACGCAGCGAATATCGTTTGCAAAGATGTATGGAGAAAATTTGGTCTCTCCTAAGAATCAGAGCGCAACCCAGCCAAGATGATATGACGACAAGTTTGAGAAATTGTTGAAAGCTATATAGTTAATAAGGTGGACGCTATTAATAATTAACAGCATCCACCTTATATTCTTTTTATAAACTTTCGTTCAAATAGTCAAATTCGCCATATCTAATGCCAACCAAATACCCAGATTTGGGAACTTTGGTAATATATAATTTAAAAGCGTATTCATCGGAATTAACAGGCGAAGTCCCGCCATAATAGCATTTAAAGTTATTATTATCAATATCTTCCTGCATTTCATATTTATTCCCCAAAATACCCTTTAGATATTCACGTTTTCTTTTTGCTTCATCTGCTGTGTCTGCAAAGAATCCTAAAACACATTCATTAAAGTAACTTCTTACGCCATCGTTTTGAAAAGAAAAGTAACCAAAATCAAACGATATACCAGCATACCTTATATTATCAAACTCAATCAAACTAAGGTCGTCCATATTTGGGTCTCCGAATTTTGCCGTGAGGATAGAACGAGTTGTTGGTCTGTCAGAACCAAACTTAACCCCACACATTTCTGTCACAACATCATCTTGTGCATAACAGCTAACTGATGCGATAACTAACAGAAAAAATAAAATAATTTTCTTCATAAGATTAAAGTTTTATTTATGCAAAGGTACAAAAAATAGCGATAGGTTGTATTACCTACCGCCACTTTTCTTTATTATTTATACGGATTCTAATTCAACTTGTCGAGTTCATCCACTGCCTTCATCATGATATTATCAATATTCTGATTGGCAAATTTGATACTCTCGGTATCGCTCGACTTGTCACGCAACTTCTTCCATTTCTTCATTTCCTTGGTAGCCGTTTCGATAACATTCATCTTCTCGGCTCCCTTAGACTGCTTGAACTTGTAGTAGTCACCATAGTTCTTTACCAGCTCATCCAAAGGAACATTCTTTGACTTCAAGCGTTTAGCATTCGCTATCATCTTTTCGGTCTCGTCCAAGTAGTTATACCACTTGCTCTTAGTTCTTTGGAGGCTCGTTTTTTCGCTTGGAGTATAGAATAGAGACCGAACGAAAGGAATATCCTTAGTCTCTGTATCTTTACCATTCTTAAAGATACCACCCAATCTTTCCATGAATGTAGCCGCACCACCTAGATAACCGCTATAGAAATGCTGTAAACCAGAAGGGTCAGTAACTGCATCCAAGAAGCCGTTACCAAGCATATTCTCGTTACCCGGTGCAACATCGTTGGTCATAGCGTTGACTTTTTTGTTCATATTGATAAGCCATTCAGGTGTGCCTTGATAAGCCAGCATCCAAGATGGTTGATATTCGTCAAACTTGTTCTCTCTATGAATAGGAGCACCCTTCCAGTCGCTATTAAATGCCCATTCCAAGAATGGAGACGTAGCAGATGGCAATACCGCCTTTAAAGTTTCCTCTCCAGGATTCTTGCCAAATGAAGCATTACCGAGATAGTCAGTCACAGGAGCCAGTTGAGAAATACAGCCTACTGCATCCAGTGCAGGATTCTTCTGTCCGCTGATATTCTTCGAGAAAGTAAGACCTGCCGCCAAGTCTCCAAGACCATAGAAAGCTCTTTCCTCAATAGCAAGCGGAATAGTAACGAAATCTCCACCACCCACATAGATACAGAGGTTGTTTCTTCTGATATAATCAGGCAACTCGCCGTATGGGTCCTTCACTCCCTTTCTATCCTTCTCATCCTCGTTGGCGATGATGAAGTTGTTAAGCAGAGCCATAGCCATACCGCTAATCATCGGACCAGCCATGATGTAGCCAATCGTTCCTGCCTTGTTGTTCTTGAAGTTCTTGATCAGGAGGTTTGTACTCTGAATACCAGCGTTGAAGAACATTGATGTGTTTCTGAACCATGCAGAAGTAAATCGGTAAGCCTGCTTTCTGGCATTATCAAATCCACTCATTTCTCCATTCTTGAAACTCTTAATCTCGCTGCCCGAACCATGACGGTTAAAGTTGGTAGAAACCTCCTTTGCGTCGTAAGCAGAACGGACTGCAGACCTGCCAGCATCACGGCTTGCGCAATACGTTGCGAAGCGAGCCAAGTTCTCAGCCACCTCGTTTACATTCTCCAAGTTCTTGAATATCGCATCAAAGATACCCTTTGAAACCTTTCTCACTTTGTTGCGCTCTGTCTTGATATGAAGCTTATATTCTGCCGTAAGCTCCTTTGTGTTCTTGACCTGAACCCAACCGGTCTCGCCGCCATTCTCCATGAACTCCTTGAAATATCTCTGAATCTTATCAGATGTATCAAGAGTTCCGTTTCTGTACTTAGAGAATAAGCCGAAGCCTGTCATTTTCTTTAGGTCGCTCAACTTAGTATTTCTGATACCCTCGATAAGTCCAACCTTCGCATAATACTTTTCAAAAGTCTTGGTGTAAGCCATACCTTCCTTGGCAAGCAAGTTGGTAGAAGCAAACTCAAAGTCTCGTATCATATTACGCATCACGAACTCTGGGTTATATGAAGTACAGGTCTGAGCCATATATCTTGAGATAACAGAGAATGGTTTGCCAAACGTACCAACCTTGTGTTCCAACAGTCCATTCAATGCCTGCGCTGCTCTTGGGTTGCCGTTGATAACAAAGCTATGCTTCTTTCCGGCAATCATTACATCAACGATATGCTGCGATTTATTCTCTGCTCTCTGGAACTTATAACCTATCTTGTCTCTGCGATACACCTTGTATGCCATACCCTGCGATTCCTTCATCTTCATATCCTTGTTGAAGTCTGAAACAATCTGGTTGATTTCGTCAGCCGTTGCACCATCTGGAATATCAGGGTAGCGCTCATAGACGATGTTCACCACTGGGTCCTTCTCATACCAAACGCTTGTTTCGGTAATCAGATTGTTGCCCGAATTATTTCGCGCGAATCTTGCGAAAGCCTGACGGATAGCATTCTGTCCACCGTTGCTGATAGCTCTGTTGCCCATTGCTCCAATCTGCGCCAAGATATTAGTCTCACTCAAATACTTGTGACCTCTTGCTCGCATAATGGTGCTGCCGATATAGCTCTTCGGGTCGCCCTTCTCGGTAATATAGCCATAGGTATCTTCTGCGGTTGCCTCATCATACTTTCTCAAAGGCACATACCAGTTGAACATATTAGATACATGACCGTGCAATTCCTTGCTGATGATGCCGTTCTTGTAGTCGCTGTCAACCGAATACTGGGTAGCAGCCTTCACCTTATCCCAATAGTCCTTCACGGCTCCCTTCTTAATGCTCTCCATCTTCGCTTCTGAATCCATCACGCTCTGAATAGCCTCTGCGTCATCGTATGGATCAGAAGATTTCGCTACTTCCTGTATAGCGTGCATACCCGAATAGTCGTGCTCGCCAGCCTCGAAGTCAGCATCAAAGTGGTTTCTGATGCTCTCGTCCAACTGTTTGTAGTACTCCTTCAGGTCGATGTTTCCAGCCTTCAACTCGTTGTCAAGATACTCCTTGTCGCTATAATAACTGTTTTCCAGGAAGTCGGCATCCTGCTTCTTCTGCTCGTCCATTCTCATCTGTTTGAGGAAGTCACGAACAAAAAACTCTCTATTTCGCTCCAAACCATGTTTGGTAATCATATAGAGATTGAAGTTTCGAATCTTTTCATCGCTATTCTTGCCATCGAAAGCATCCAGTATTCCAGCCATTGACTTTTCCAAAGGCTTCATAATGTTAATCTCAAACAGCTTAGCCGCATCACTCATTGCGCCCTGCATGGTGTTCTGCAGTATATAAGGGTTCTCAGAAGAAGCAATATCCTCAATCTTCTTATCCGGCACAATAGCATTCATCAACTTCTTTAAGGAAAGCATATTATCCATATAACTCTCCGTAGCCATATAGCCATGAGCGTCAAGTGAACGAAGGTATCTGTCAAGGGCAGTAGCTGCAGTTGGGGTAGTGTGGAAGTGAATCTGTCCGTCTGTAGCCTCATCCCACTCGCTCTTGGTAAGACTTTCCATACTGCGAACCTTGCCATCGTTGCCGTAGAACATACCATCGTGAGCCACAACAGCAGGCATACGCTCATGGTCGAGACGGTATTTCACCGCCTCGGCTCTCATCTTCCAATAAGGATCATTCGGATTCTTCTGCAAGTTCTTGCTCAACCAGAGCAAGTACTTCACATCTTTAGTATTAGGAGCAATACGATAACCGATTTCATGAAGGAAATCAGATACCTTATTCTTGATACCATTCCAGAATCCAACTTCACCCTTGCCATCCTCGGCGAGTCGGGCGATACCTTCCTCAATGGCATCATAGATATTCAGAGGATTGAACTTTCTCTCCTCATCCACCAGCTTCTTCAAAGCCGCATTCTCTGGCTTATCCAAGTCGTACCATACATCACGAAGGAACTTCTCGAATCTGTCTTCACCGAAAAGCTCTCTCATGCCCTTGTGTCCTACAACCTCATGCCAGATAGTCTTCTCAGCAGTATATCTGTCGTGGATATTAGGCATGTAAAGATGCACCTCGCCAGTCTTTTCATCATACCAGCCAGTAATCTTTCTACCTTCCTCAATAGCAGCCTTTGCTGCCTTGTTGGTGATTTCATCAACTGATGAAACCATCTGAACCTTTGCGCCAGTCTTCTGAGCTATTCTTTCGATGTGGTTGTTGACTGCTGAGGATGGGCTATCAGATAGTTCTTCACCCATACGTTCATCACTTGGTCTTCCGTGGCGTGACCGAAGTGAAGATACCTCGCCAGGTCGTACTGAGCCTCCACGTCCTTCTTGATTAGAAGTAGAGTCCCAATAATGCCCGTTTCGTCCATCCCAACCTGCTTCAAGAGCTGAATCAATATCTCTTGGATTTCTGATAGTTTCTTTGTTGATTCCATTTTTAATATAATTAATTAATTCTTCATTCCCATCAATAGGGATTTTCTGATAAACGTTATAATCATTGTATTTATTGTATTTGAATACATAAAAATTATCAGCAGTGTACTCATAATTGACTTTTCCCCGCTTATAGTTTTTGTGTGAAGAGTCTATAGTATGAGCCAACACCGCATATTCATCCTTTGGCAATTCTATCTCCTGAGGGTCTTCCTCACGGAAGTGGGTGCCTTCTTCCTCAGAAGTCTTGCGCTCCTCCTGCACCTTTACGCCCATCTTAGACAGGCGGTCAAGTACTGGCTTCAACTGCTCAGGTTTAAACTCTGCAAGCATATTGTTACCTCTGGTCTCGAAGTTATTGCCATTAACCAGTTTCAGCAAATCTTTATCCATGAAGTACTTGCCGCCCTTCGCCTTACTCTTCGGTACACGTAGCTCGTAGAAGTTACCACGATAGTTGTCTATGCGCTTCACCTTTACTTCACCATCCGATGAAGTAACCTCGTCAATACCACCATGCCAAGAAGAAAGTTCAAACTTATCAGCCACGCTGTTGATAGGCGCATCCGTAGTCAAGCCCTTAGGGTCGAATCTATCTGGCATCAAGATACCAGTCTTCACCTCGCCAGTATCAGTAGTGTATTTCACCAACTGACCGCCCAAGCCATGATCCTTACTGTCAACCAGAGCCTGCATCAGATTACCAGTCACGATATAACCATCCTTGCGGCTCTCGTTGCTGGTCAGTCTATCCCAATTATTAAGGTCTTGGTTCAATACCTTGATATGATTATCGCCCATACCGGCAGCCTGCTTGGTCATGCGGTCGATAGAACCGATAATATCCACCTTGTTTTCACCAGAACCCACCTTGCCTGCGATAGGGAAAGTAATCTTTCTTCTGCCATCCAAGGTAGCGAAGGAAACCGAAGAGGCGTTAGGCGAGTAGTTATCAGTAATCTTGATGTCAATGAGCCTACCGTAACTGTTGCCAAATCCGCTCAACTCGTTAGGGTTATTCATATCTGTAGGCAGAACGAAAGTCTGGTTTGTATCGAAGGTATCAAGCACACGCTCAAACATTTCAGCCTTGGCTTTCAGGTTCTTCACCACATCGTTCAGCTTGTCCTTCTCCTGCTTGTAGATGTTGTCATACTGATAGCCAGCCATCTTCTCAATCTTCTCATCGCTCATGCCCGATTTCTCCTGACCCTTCTTGCCATCCTTGATATACTTCTCCTTAGCCTTGGTTGCAGTCTTCACGGCACGCTCCTCATACTTCTGAGTCTCGTCCGCAATCTTCTGGTCGAAGTACTCCTTCACGGCAGCCTTCTTCTCGGTCTTGTATTCCTCCCAAGTCTTGCCGCCAGTCAAGCCTTCCTGCGAAGCCTTCACCTCAGCAGCCTTCATAGGCTTCTTCAAGATAGCCATGTTCACCTTTTCTATATAGGTATTGTCGGCAAAGGCATTGTCGCCGCCCGGCTCAGAACCCTGCTTCCAAACCTCCTTCCGAATAGTCTTAGCCTTCAAAGGCAGCTCGGTAATCTCCAAATCATTCTCACCCATTTCGTTGAGACGCTGAATCTCGTTGGCGTAAAGCTCGCCAATCTCCTGCAACATCTTCTCCTGCTCGCTTACTCTCAGCAATGCCATACGTCCAAGCAACTTGCTTGCGTCGGCACCAGCTTCACCATCACCAACACCGCCACCGCTTGCAACAAGACTCTGTGGGTCGATTCTAGACAAATCATCGCCATAACTCTTCTCCCATCCGAATGGATCAGCCATGCGTGCATAAAGATCAAGATGCTCTGCCATATATTCCTTAACCACCTTGTCACCATACTTGTTGGTAATATCAGCAACTTCCATTTCGTTGAACTTACTCTTCTGTGAAGAAGTAGTGTTGGCATCAAGCGACTTCAACTTAGCCTTGAACATCATCAACAATCGCTGCTCGGCAGGAATCAGAGAAACCACATACTCGTAAGCACCTCTTAAAACCTGACCTGTTCGGTCGATACGTCCACGCATCTGAACTTCATCATTCACATCGAGCTGCTGCTGCGCCACAATCATCACACGCTTCTTCTGGTCCTTGTACTTGCTCGAAGCATGGAGAGAAATACCAGTTGCTGCACTCTTATTCAGAATTAGCGCATCTATCTTGCCGTCATTAAAATCGCGCGCAAGTTTCTTTTTATCGGTATCAGCACGTTTTATCTTGGTAACAGTACCGTTCTCGTTGTACACAAACTCGGTCTGTCTTCCTGTCAGTTCGCCAACCTTATATCCTGCCTTCTGCAGCTCGTTCTTGATAACATCAATCGGGGAGAGTGAAAGACCGGTACTTGTCTGCTCAATCTTCTTCTCCAGTTCGTGATAAGCCTCAACTGCCTCATCACCCAAATCCGAAAGCTTGATGTAGCCGCTTTCGCTATTATCTTTTGCATCCTTCTTGGTATAGCGAAGTGTACCTTCAAGACCCTTCTTCAAAGATGTACCCAAGTCTGGTGCGTCCATTTCCTCACCAAGCGCAAGGTTGCCAGTCTGAGATTCGTTGGTATTGTTCAACGCAATCACAGGCTTCATGCCCTGCTTCAAATAGTCGATGGCACGTTCTGCAGCAGACTTCGCTTTCAAGGAGAGAAGTACCTGCTGAACGGTATTGAATGCCTTGCTGGCAAAAGGCTGATTCTTGATACCCAGGGCAGCCGTTCCCTTCTTGATTCCTATGGTAGACTGAATGGCAGCCAGCTCATCATTACGCTCATCCACGTAACTTGAAACATATTTCTTTTGGAAGTTGATAATATCATTAAACAATCCGATGATACTATCATACTGTTCTCGCTGCTCCTGCACTCGCTCAGGATCATCAATAGCCTTCCAGTCGATGGTTACGCCAGTCATATCTCGCTCACGGCGAATCATCTGACCGCATTGTGTCAATGTCTGGCTCATAATCTCCTGCAAGGTTGCGCCACCACGCTTCACCGCATCAATCAAATCGGATGATTTCATACCGCCCTCGTTCATGGCAGTACGCAAAGCATAGATAGGCATGTTATCTGGTCTCTTTGCAAAGGTAGCCGAGAAGAAGGTAACGTTCTTTGCCTTCTGAATAATGTGTTGGAAATAGTTGCCCTGACCGCTATTGCCACCAGCCGTGTGGCTTTCGTCAAGGATAAGATAGGCGTTATCCATCAGTTTTTCAATAGCATCACGTCTTTTCTGTCCGCTCAGGGCAGCAGCACCGAATGTCTTACCCTTCGCAAGTTTTTTCTCTTTTCGGGCACCATTCTCGTCAAACTCATACACACCATTGCTTACTTGGCTGTAAGTAGTCAATACATAGTCGTATTCGTCTGGCAGTTTTCCGTTCTTTTCGATGTAGTCGAGCACACGCTTCACCTCACTCTTCGATGGCAAAGCGAATACTACATTTCCGTCTGAGTCGGTAATGGCAGCTTCCTTGGCACTACCGAATACAAATGGTCTTAGGTCTGGGCTGCCAATATCCACCAAGTCACGGTAAACATCACTCAGCAATCCTGCTGTCTTGGTGAAATATACAGGAACCTGCCCCTGCTTCTTGGCGTATCTGATAAGCGAAGCAGCCTGTCTTCCCTTACCGATACCAGTCATATCTCCAATAATAAAGGCGTTGCCCTTCTTTGCCTGCTGCAAGGCAAGGGCTACAGAGTCAACCTGCTCTGCAGCAAGATGAGAATATAAATCATCCTTATCATTATAGCCCAATTCATCAACAAGGAACTGGTCGGCATCACCCAACTTTTCAAGATTCTTGTTTACTGCCTCCTGCTGGTCGGCAGGCATCACGGCTTTCAGAGTGAATGGATTTCCACTCTTAGGGGTATAGGTAACTTTCTCTGTACTTAGTCCACGTACGGATTTGTCCACCCGCTGTAATTGTCCCCGTGGTCCGCTTCCGCTCCCGGCGTTGGCAGATTCATCAGCACTTGGCTGAGCGTTATTCCGTCCAGTTCCTCCTGATCCAGTTCCTCGCTGTCCATTGGTTCCAGCGGTTGTTCCTTCGCTCTGAGAAGGCTCTGCCCCTGTTCCGTCTGCTCCAGTATCTCCATCAGAAAGTCTTCCATCTTCTCTTGGCTCGGTTCCTCGTTGATTCTCCAAGTCATCATGGGTTCCTGATACGGAAGATGCGTCAGATACGTCAGACTCTCGCTCACCATCTGGTTTGCTTCCTCCTCGTTCTCCTGCTCGTACTCTCTCTTTAGGAGCACTAACAGAGCCTTGTTTATCAAGTTCTGGTTGAGCACTTCTTGTTTCTCCTCCGATGGAAGAATCCATCCGTTCACTTCGTAGTATATCATCTTCGATTCGTTTATAAAGTTCGTCATAATCTTTCACGGCTTCGGCTCTTGCCTTATCCTTCACTGGTGGGAAGGCATTCTCGTTCAAGCGTCGTCCGTTTATCAAAATAATACGTGTAGGATAAGAAGTTCCCTGTTTTGCATAGAGACCACCATCCACATTAATCACGTCCTCCACATTATAGTGGCTATAGAGATAACCAAGGAAAGCCTTATCTTTTGGATTCAGACTTCCGTTCTTGGCGTATTCCGTCTTGCCGCCAATAATGATGGCAGCACGACCATCGTCCTTCATGCTCTCCAAGGCATTGATAGCCATCTGTCCTTCCAAAGAAGAAATCTTATAGCCGTCATACTCCTTAGGGGTAGCACTACCAAATGGTGGATTTGTCACCACCACGTCAACGTCCTTGTCTGTAAAAGGCTGGGTTCCGTCCTGACTGGTCACGTTCTTGAATCCCTGTCTTCTCAGGTTCGCCAATCGCTGAGCATCAATATCATTTACATGAACAGCATCCTTTGGTAAGCCGATGGTAAGCATACCATTGCCTGCACTTGGCTCCAGCGCACTCTTTATCTCCTTACCATTACCCTTAACATACATATCCGCAAGGAAAGCGTAAGGGGCAGGGGTAGAGTACTGCTGCTTCATCACTCGCTCAGAATCACGCTGGTTGAGGCTAGGCTGATTCTCATAGAGCGTCTTGATGCGTTCAAACTTCACGGCATCGTTGGTAGATTCCGAAGAAGCGATACCTCTTGCTCGCTTAACAATAGCAGTCTCAGCAAGCTCCTGAAGGTCTGTGTCCTTAATATCCTTCAAGCCAACTCTTTCAGCGATCTGTCTCAGCTCAACAATACCGTTAAACTTATGCTTGAAACCCAACTTTATGTTCACTGTATCAATAAACTTCTTCTCAGCCAACTTCCTCTCCTCGGCACTCTTGGAGTCGCCCACCAGATTCTCCTGATGCTTAGGCGAAGTCTTCTCGTAGTAGTCAGCCCACTCCTTCAAGCTCATGCGCTGCTCGCCGTCACGATAGCGGATATTCATCATCTGCTCATAGATAGCATCCACGTCTTCCTTCTTGAAAATCTTGGCAGCAGGAGCAAACTCCTTGCGCATTTCCTTCACCACGTCTTCAAGATTATGCATGCCTCTCTTGATTCTCAGATAAGCATTCTCTGCCATTGCACTCACCAGTTTAGGCAGCACCTCTAATTGTCTTGAATTAAGACCGATAAAGGAAGAAGAAGCCTCATCCTTACCAGCATTCTTGAGCATATCCCAAAGGTCATTAACCTTCTTGTTAGAAGCCGCTACCGCTTCATCGTCAGCAGTCTGCTGAGGCTTCTTTGGCTGTTCTGCTTTAGCCTTCTTCTCCTTCTCGAACCCTTCTGCAGCATTCTTGAAAGATTTCATTGGGTCTGCAGATGGTTCAGCTTTAGGAGTCTCAACCTTCAACCCCTTGCGTTTAGCATAGATGCTTTCGTAGATAGCACGATGCAAATCATCTGTTACCTCACCATTCAGATAGTCAAGAGCTATATCCTTGGATAAATCGTCTAAATCTGAGTTCATAATCTCATCCTCAGTTAAAGGATGCTCTTTCTTGAACTCAGCGGCAGCCGCCTCAATCGGGTTAAACTTATGGTCTGGCTTCTCTTCTTTAGGAAGAAGTGGAAGAGGTTTTTCTTTTGCCTTACCGTCAATATATTCAACAACCTCATTCAAGTCGCCAAACTTCTTGTCATCATACTCGTAGTATGAACCGGTGTATTCGCCCTTATCGTTAGGCTCGTCAACCTTAATAACCTCCTTGTCGCCATCAATAAGAATCTTCTGCCTTGTAATAGGACCGTTCTCAGATGGAGTTTCGGTTTCCTCATCAGTAACCTTAATACGACTTTCAAGTTCTTTGTTTACTAAGTCGTCTGGTTCTTCTACTCTTGGTCGTTCTGGTTCTGTTCCTGCTTCTGCTGGTTCATTTCCTCCTGATGCTTCTTGTTGAGGTTTTTCAGTGCCTGAAACATCATTGCTTCCTTCATTTTCTGAATGTCTTGTGCCATAATCTTGCCATTTTTTAAAGTTCAAAAACTCGTTAACTAACTCTTCCTTGGTAGGTGCTTCACCGAATACATCGCCCTCGCCAGTGTTTCTTGCTGCTGCGATACGGTTGTACTCGTCAAGCAAATCTCTGAAATCAGAAACCTTGCCCTCCAAGGCTAAAGCCATCATCTGAGAGATAGAAGAGTAACGCTTAGCAGCATCCTCACCGAACATGTCTGGTGTTCTCAGCAACGTATCAACCTTATTTCCACCCTGTCTTGCCTCATAGAGCAACTGGATAGCCTGATCAATCTCGTCACGGAGAGAGTAATCACCAAGCTTCATATTATCCATTACCGAGCGGATAGCGTTGATAGCCTTATTCTTCACCGTAGAGTCGATGCCCGACATTCTGATAGTCTCTGGCTTGAAGATTGAACCCAAAAGAAGGTTCTTCACATACTCCCTGCCTTGTGCTGAAAGGCGCTCAGGGCTATCCATCATCTGTGCCACCTCGTTCTGTCCGATGATACCTTTATCTACTAACGTCTTTATCAAATCATTTATTGCCTTGGAATTGTTAAAGAAAGCATCAAGAGAACCATTTCCCTCAATCTCGGCAACAATTGCGCCTACCTCGTCAGAAGTTAAGGTCTTAGCCTTGGCTACCGACTGTTCGGTATTGCTCTGTGTCTTCTTCTCGTTTCGGTTGAACTTGGAGAAGGTAGCCGTATCGTATGGCAATCTCTCATCAGTCACCAATACCAGACGTGGGTGCTCGATACCGCTTTGCTCAATCTGTTCTCTTGTGAAACCGAAGTTCTCTGCATTCTCCAGGAGGTCGTTGATGTATTCGCTATCCGTACCTTCCTTTGCAGCCTTCTGTCCTGCCATCGTTCTACCGTTGCCATCATATACGATACCCTCGTCAGATACCACTGGCACCTGCTCGATAGCCATACCGTTATACTTTCGGGCAATCTGGTCCGTATTCTGCTGAGCCGCCTTGTCGTGCTCATAGTCACGATCATTCACGGTTCTGCCCTCAGCATCGGTAGGGAATCCATCCGATTTCTTATAGCCATTGTTCACATCATGAGAAGGAGTAAGACTTTCAGCCGGAACAATCTCATAGTGTCCATTAATCTTAGTTTCTCCGTCAGGCAGCATTCTTGTGCGTTTGTTGCCCACAAGTCTTGGTGCATTCACAAACTTCTGTGCAGCCACGCTGCCAGCCTCATGAGCACCATCAACTTTTTCTGTATTACCCACGGTCTCAGCAACCTTCTTGGCAGTCATAGCCTTCTTGATATTCTGAGCGTGGTCCAACTGCTTCTTTGCAACCTGAATGGTCTGGTTCTTCAAAGCCTCCTGCTCCATGATGTCGTTAGGCTCGGCGGTATAGTCCACCTTCATCTTCTCAGCATCCTTCAAAGCCTTCTCTGCTTTCTGAATCTGTCCATCCACCACCTTCTCAGCATTCTCCCCGAAGTCCTCAGCAAGAATCTCCGCACTCTGCTCAGGAGTCATCTTTTCATAGTCTGGTGTAGGTCTGTTCTTGCTATCAGTAGTCATAGGAACATCTGAACCATCAGCAAACTTTCGGGTAGGCTGAGGCTGCTCTACTTGCTGGGTCTGCACCGTTTTAGTATTATTATTTTCTGCTGCCTCTGCATCACTTCCAGTAGTTTCTTTTGCGCTTTGTTGAGGTTCATTAATACCTGCATTAGTGTTACGTTTTGTTTCTTCTCCATTTTTATTTTCTTTTGGTTGAACTTCCTGCTGAGGCTTCGCGGCATCCTTCATAGCCTGTTCCTGTGCCGCCTGATTGTATGGCTCAGAGTTAATCATCTGTAACTTTTGACGATACTCGTTACCAAAATTCTCTGCATCCTGCGTTTGAGATAAGGTAACATCATCCGATTTCAGATATACCATTTCATTGGTAGCAGGGTCCAGGCATACAATCATATCGCCGACACCTTCCTTGGCACGACCAGTTGTAGAATCGAAAGCTATCTCTCCAGAACCGAGAATAAGCATTCTTCCGTCTCTATCCTGCACGAAAATCGCCTGCGCGCCATTCATTTCCTGTCCGTTCAACGTTCCATGGAAAGACCAGTCTTGGACATAAGAAGAAACCTGTTCGTCAATAGCGTTCTTGGTTGCCTCCTGCATACCTTGCACTCTTGCGTTCGCATTTATATAGTGGGCAAATGGTTCTAATTGTTCAACAGTTAAACCTCCCTGCTGAACCATCCAGTCATAAATCTGAGGATTGGTCAAACCCTGTTGTTTCAGTTTTTGGAAATTCTGACCGAATACATCGTTATCACGTATTAGCACGTCCATTTCGTCCTCAGCCTGCTTCAATCCATTAAGCTCTGCTTTAACTGCTTCACCATTTGGCAGCTCAGTTCCAAGGTTGTTGTCTTGGGCAACAGACTCACCCTGCTTTACCGCTTGCTCTTCATGCGGTTTTCCGTTAGGGAAAAGGTTAGACTCCAAAGCTAACTTCATGAGTCTGATAGCATCATTCTCTCGGTCTGTTCGCTTCATTGGGTCTTTTGCCAAAATACTGAAAAGGTTATGTCTGTTGTCCTCTATGCCATATAAATCTTTAACTCTTCCCATCAAGCTATTGTCAAAGAAAGAATAGTCAGAACTTACTTCGCCTACGATTCCTGCACGGTCTGCGTATTTAACCCAATCTGCATATAAAGCACTCTTCTCGTTTTTCAACTGGGCAATAAGGCTGGCATTACTTGGGTCTGATGGCTCTTTGGCAGGATCATAACCTTTGTCTATGAGGAATAAAATAGAAGAATTCTTTACTATGCCATTATCATCTAAGTACTGACGGTCTTTAAGCCTTGCCATTCCAACAAGAGAAAGTAGCTCATCATTGTCTCTGTAAGCTTTCTGCTTATAGAGTATAGCACGTCTTTCGTCTGCATTCTTATAAGATGTACGTGTAAGCAAAGTTCCATCCTTGGTATATTCCAAAATCTGCTTGTTCTTCACATCAACTACACTACGATAGCTTCTGCCCCTTGTGGTGTTAAACAAGCCTAAAGCTGCATTGACCTTTTCTTTAGTAGCCTGAGAAACCTCTGTGTCGTTCATAAAGTCTGTGTAAGCAGTCTTATATTTCGGGTCTCTTGGGGCGGTCTTCGATGCACGGTCCACCTTTACAAAGGCATCCATCAGATTCTTTCCCGATGCAGAGTTAATCAACTCGCTCTTCTCGTCAGGAGTCAGACGAATATCCACGGCAATAGGGGAGCCGTTGGCATTCTTGCCAATCACGAAATTACCACCGCTATTATGAGTAAGATGATGCAGAATGTTGCCCATCTTCACGAAATTGCTAGGCTCGCCAGCCTTGAATGCGCCAACCATCACCACATCTTCAAGCCATTGACCGAAGGATATATCCTTGTCTCCAGTAACATTGTCAGCTACCATCATCGTACCAGCTTCAACACCAAGTCCTGCTGCGGTTGCGCCAAATTTCTGTGTTCCATGCAGCAAACGCTCTGCGGTTGTTTTTTCCATTCCTGTGATACCAAATTTTGATACCCAAGGTGCCATTGCAGCACCAGTCAAGCCAAACATAGAACCTGTAATCGCACCATGCCCAGCACCTTCAAGTCCTGCTTTTGCGATAGAAGATAAAGATGTGTCGTCACCAGTAGAGGCTTGATTTAATGCAGAGGTAACACCAGAGTAACCAGCAAGATTAAGTGCGCTTGTCGCTGTTCTGGTTCCCAATCCCGACATAATCTTCTGCGCCGTGGTCATGTTGGCAACCTTGAAAGCCATCTGTTGAGCCGTAAGCTTTTGGGCAGCTTTCATTACTCCAGCTTTTACAAGACCATTTGTAAGAACCTTAGTACCAGCATTCACGGCAGCACTTGCGCCAGCACCGATTACGGCAAGCGGACCAGAATCTGCAGCCATGTTTACGGCAGTAGATGCGAATCTCGTACCGATGCCAGAGCGATAGGTTTCATCCTTGTGACCGGCAACCTTCTGAATCTCTGCATCACCGTCTGCGATAGCGATACCTTCCTGCAATCTCTGTCTGGTATCTCTAGACATCACGGATGGAGCCAGCACCATACCGATGATGGAGTTGCTGAGATTCTTGGCGATATAGTCAAGCGCACCGTGAGGCATGATTTCCTCCTGATTGCGCATCGTCAGAGCCTTCTGAGCATAGTTCATGATCTCTGGGGTCACGTATTTGTCCACATATTCCTCCACACCCATGTTCAATCTTTCAGCACTCTCGGCAATATGGCGCTGCATTCCCTTCTGCGAATAAATCTCGCCGATTTTCTTGCTGAGATTGTTCATCAGAACGTTCTGACGGTTCACCTGTTCCTGCGTCTGGGCATCACGGAAAGCCTGTTCCTTTACCGACTGAGGTGCATAGATACCGCCCATCTTGTCAAGGTTCTGCTGATACTGCTGACGTGTCAACTCCTGCGCCTCATTCATGGAAGAATCAACAAGACTGAGCAAGTCATTACCCAAAATTCCTTCGGTCTTACCGTCATTCCTTACGAACTTATTACCCTCAATCTCATACTGGGCAAGATTCCTTGCATCGTCCTCTATCTGCTGCTTGGCTCTAGCCTGTTTAGCCTCTGGAGTAGAAAGCTGCTGCATCGTCTCGTTGAAATTATTGGCAGTAGGGGTTATCCTGCTTCTACTGATAGGGGTTGCTCTCTGCTGCTCCTGACGTGCAGACTGCTCTTGGGCTCTTTGCATGCGCGCGCGCATATTGCTGACCTGCACCTGCTGCGTCTGATTCATCTGGTCGTTACGCATGTGCATCAACCGCCAGTTCTTCATGTAGTCTGTGCCAGAAGCAGTAACCGTACTAGGCTGCTGAGGCTTATTCTGAGCCAGAGGCTTTGTCTGCTGATACTGAGCCGCCACTTTCTGCGCTCTCTGCTTCATGGTAAGAGGCTTCTGCTGCTGAGGCTTCGGATTTACTGCGTGAAGTCCGAGTCGCTGCGCAAACTCCTCATACGATTTACTGGAAACAGCACCATCTGCGTGAAGCGCATCATAGAGCTGCTTTCTGTTATGATAACCCTGCTTGCCCGGTGCATACACGAACTGTCTGAAATGCTCTCTCGTTCGTGTAACTGCGCCATCGGCTTTCAAGGCATTGTAAAGTTGGTCAAATTTATCTCCAGACATATATGTAATTTTAATGTTTATAATCCAAGTTTCTTTGTATTCTTATAGCCGTTCTTCGATTTACTCGTAGGCTTTGGTTTGTTTCTCGCTCTCTTAGCTGCATTCTGCTGCTGTGCTGCCTGACTGGTTACAGATGCTCCCTTTCTACGTGTGGTTGTCGTTTTCTCCTCGCCAGTCTTGTAGTTCGTAGTCTTTGTCGTAACAGAGGTCGAGGACTCTCCTTGAGGAAGCCTGCCGTACTCACGGTAATATTCCTGTTCCCACATGGTTTTATTCGGCTGATAATGCATTTTACCGTTTTTATCCTCAAACCAGTACTTAGCACCAGATCCACCGCCACTTCTGCCTGAGCGTCCGCTTCCCTTATGGGTAGCATTGTATTCAGAAATGCTCAGTCTCCTGTTAGTTTGCTCGTCCTTCACTTTGTCACGACCCTTCTTATACTCAAAGTCTCTCTTGTCTTTCTCTGCCTTATATTTAGCATTATCAGCATCCTTTTGTTTGGTATAATCAAACTTATCCTGATTAAGCTGAGTTCCATCCCTACGAAGTCCAGCAAGGAACAACTTATAATCTTCCTCAGCCTTAGCCGCACGCTCTTTCAGTGATAGGTTAGCTTCCTTATAAGCTTGGTCAGCAGCCAAAGCCTCTCTCTTGGCACGTTCTGCCTTTCTGTTCTGATAGCCTTGTTCCAACATAGCTGTAGGGTCATTGAAATGCTGCAAAGGTGCACCCTTAGATGTGTTGATGATATTACCCATGTGACGGATAGCATCGAAAAGCGTAGCCACCATTTCCATGTTTCGGGTCCTTCTTCTGTCATACTCATCATCGGTTTCGCCCTCACGTCTGCCCGGTCTCTTCTTCGGAAGAATCTTCTTCACCCAGGAAGCAAAGCCACCATCAGAATCAGAGTCATTCTTCTCGAACTCCTTACCAGCCATGTCGCCAGCAGGATATTGATACCCACTCAAAGCATTCGAAAGCGAGTCATAGTTAGCACTACCATCGGCATTCCAACCAGTAGGCTGCTGAGGCATATTCTCAAAGTTTGACTGAGGCTGAGGTGTTGTGTCTGCTGCATCTTTCATATAAGGAGCCTGCACTGGTCCCAAAGTAGGGTTCGCAAATCCATTGCCCTGTGGAATAAACTCCTGCTGCTTAGGCATATTGGTAAAATCAGTAACAGGAGCTACACCAGTCTGAATAGCATCAAACTTACCAATCGCCTGATTACCACCACCAAAGAAATTCTGTTGAGGCACAGGTGGAGCTACTACTGGCTGCTGAATAGGCATTTGACCACCATTCCTCAAAGCGAAATTTTTAGCCGCCATTTGTTGAACCATAGGAGAAGGCTCTGTTATTGCCACCTTCCTCTGGTCCGGTGGATCAGGAAGTCCAATCTTCCTGTTCCTTGTTGAATTATTATTCTGTCCTGCCATAGCTTACTTTTTCATATTTTTGATTTCCTCATCGGTAAATATATGAAACATACCACGAAGATATATAATAGGAATTTCTTCACCAAACATATTTGTGTAAGTTAAGCCATCCTTTTCACTATAGTGTAACTCCGTGCCGTTCTTCGTGCAACGCTCGATGATTTCAGCTTCTTCTTCTGAGAGAGTTATTATACCATTATCGCATAGAACAATAATAGCAGATTGGTCACCACCTTCCTTTGCTTTATCAAAAGAAACTCTATATTTCTTTGCATGTTGAAGCTTCTCCTCCTCTTCTTCACTAAGTTCAGGTAGCTGAGGGTTGAATCTGTAGCCTTTTGCCCAACGACGACATTTTTCGAAGTCTTCCGAAGTAACGGATCCTTTGCCAACTATAATCTTAGCCAACTTCTGAATCATCTTTTCTGCAGCAATACCATATTCGCAATATTCTTTGGAACCTTTGCGAATCACTTCAACCAGATTGTTTGCTCTTTCCAACTCCTTCTTCAACTCCTCATTCTCCTTCATGTACTTCTGGCTTACTTCAACCAGATTCTTCTCACGAATTTTTGAAAGGCGAAGTTCCTCTGCAACGTCAGACAGAACAGCGTTCTTATCATGGATGATGCTGTTCAGTTTAGCAATCTCCTTGCCCAATCTCTTAGCCTTCTGGATTTCCTTAGTCAGCAAGTTATAAATCTCAATGAAATCATCTAACTGCGAAAGAGTGGCTTTCTTCATTAGCTCTTTATCATTGATAAGCTCCAAAACCTTCTTGTCAAGGCGTTTGTTCTCCTTGTTGACTGCATAGAAGTTGGAATCAACTTCCTTCACGTCCTTCTTCATTCTCTCAACCATGCCAAGCAACTCTGCGTTCTCATTTTTGAGACGCTCAATCTCCTTCGCCTGCTCATCCAACAAGGCATCGTTGAACTGGGAGGCTGCTTCTTTAAGGGCAGGGTTGCCTTCCTTTGCTTTCTCTTTACCAGAGACAGGTGCGTTAGAATGCTCTTTAAGCTCCTTCTTCAAGCGAGCCTTGCGTGCCTCAAAGACTCCGGCTAACATCATGATTTCATAGCCGGCAGAACAAACAATCTGCATTGCTTCACATATCTTAGGAGACTCGTATTCTGTAAAGGACTTACTAACAACTCCAGCCCTACCGGGTCCTTTAAGCTTAAAACCTTCTTTCTCCAATATCTTCTTTGCTTCTTCTACTGTCATAATCTATTTTGTTTTAATGTTTAACAAACTGGTTTATAATATCGTCGTATGGTGCAGGAATAATGCCGTTATCTGTCTCTTTGTAATAGTAGAATTTAGGACCCCACTCCTCAGCTTCCTTCTTATTTTCTACAACTTTCACATTTCGGACTTTTCCATCCTTGCATATCAACCGAGCATAATACTCACGTATAGTATTTACTTTATGGTTATACTGGTCGTCCATTTCCTTTAGGAACTTTGCTAAACCATCTAATGTTATCTCATTATTATAGCTATGCTCGGATGATTTTTCTATTTGAGACAAAAGACCTTTTCCTATCTTTACTTCCATATTATTTATGTTTAACCTTTTTAACACTTTGCGAAAAATAAGGGGGTGGGGAAAATCGGAAAACCGAAATTCGAGGAAGAGGGGGTAGGGGGTGGGGGATTTGTTTATTTGTATTATTCTACTATAATTCGCAACGGTGGTCAACGGGGGTGGGGGTCTGGGATTGCCTTCGCCCCTGTCGTCGTGTGCTCATCGCTTGGTGCTCATCGCCTCGCCATCGTCCTCACCTGCTACCTGACTACTGCCAGTTACCACTTGCTACCCCTATGGATTGCAGCACCAACGGCTTTCTCCAGTGGATTCGTAGGCAGTCCATTCTCTCCCTGCATCTGTCGAGCGAAGGTTTCTTGGTTCACTCTCTGTGCGTCCGTTCCGTCAAAAACGCTATGCGGTGTTACACTGGTGTTATCATTTGTGCCTGCTGCATCGCCTAACTTGTTGGTTTTCAGTCCTTTATCTCCTTCCAGTTGTGACCCCAATCGGTTCACACCTGCCGAGAAAAGCGCATTTGACATATTTTGGGCTGCATCGCTTGTTGCTTGCGCCTTCTGTTGCTCGATTGCTTGTCGTTCTTGTGACAAGGCAGAAACGTTCTTCATGTGCTGGTCACTCACTTGTGCTTTACGTGCAGTATCTTGAGCAGCGATATTGGCGGTTGCATCGCCTATGGTCTTATTTGCCTGCTCCTTAGCCATGGCAGTTGCCGCAGCAGTTCCACCACCAACCGCAGCGGCTCCATCAGCCTTACGGACGTAGCTATCCTGCACCTCTTGTGCTCGTCTCATGAGATTTTGCCCAGCCTTGGTGTCAAGGTAATCGGTGTTGTACTCTTTATCATACCAAGCCTTTTCAGCGTTCGTGCGGTAGCGATTTTCGGCTTCTGCACGTCTTGCCGCCTTCTTAGCCTTATTTGCGCCAAACATGGAGGACAAAGCAGAGCCAGCCAACATCGCAGCAGTGGCAATCCATTCGCAGCGTTCCCCGATAATCGGGGATGAGCCTAAATTCTTTGGGATTCTTGTCAAAATTTCTTTCATAATTGCAATTATTTGAATTTTGAGGGCAAATATAATTATATTTGGGTCGCAATTTGCGGTTATTCAACGTAAGAAACTTTTGCCAAGTCTATCACAAGTTTGTTAGTCGGGGCGAAATCCACCCCAAACCCTTTTCCGTACCTCCACCTTTCAACTCTTAAAAAGTAAATAAAATGTACTTTTATCTCAATAACCTAACTATCTAATAATGAGCAATTTAGTTTTACTTGCTCCTGTAGAGAGATAAAGATGAAAAGTAAAGATATTTCATAATAATGTTTTTCCTTGGTATTTAGTCAAAAAGAACCTCCTGCATAAATAGGAACGCACGTGCGCATGAGCAGTCTGTTTAAGATGATTTAACCCCCAGTTTGTTATTCGTATTCCTTAAATCACTCATAAATCGCATATTTTCAGCGTTTTCGGGCAATTGGTCAGGTTTTCTCTCAAATTCGTGAGTTTTGAGCCGTTTAAGAGCATAAAAACGACCGAAAGTGACCGAAAACGAACGAAAATAGCCGTTCTTCTGAAATAGCGTGAGAAAATGATCCGAAGTAGAGCGAGCCAGTTTGAAGGATGATTTTGGGGTTAATACTCTCTCTTTCCTTGTCTCTCTTCTCTCTCTTCTTTGTTTGTGTGTTTCTCTCTATGATGAGGAAGGGGAGAAGAAAACCTTTGGGAGATAAGGCAACGTGGGGACGGGGCTGACGCCACCACTGCCTTGGTGTGGGGCTGCGCCCTACAAATCCACTTTGTACTTGTATTCAAATTCCTTCTGATACTGACAATCTTTGTACCAGTCCTCCAGTCTCTTTGCGCCATCAACCAACTTTATTTCGAGATAGATACCAATGGCAGCATACAAAACAAACGCCACATAAAGCAGCCACTTTGACGCATTCTTCAAAGCCTTTTCGAGCAGATGCCCAACTCCTGCCCAATAAGCAATGTTTAGAGATAAAGCCAATATCCCAAATATACCCCAAAAGAACACTGCCCCTACGCTTAACAACGCATACTCTCTGCCGTATTCTTCAACCTCACCGAGAAACGTCCAAAAGAGTATGCAGGCAAGCGCAAAAGGAATAATAAGTAACGTCCAGTACTTTTTCATTTTGCTATAAGTTTAATTTCTTCAACTTGATTTAAGAACTCATCCAAATTATCAGAGACGTAATGAATGCCCTTGAACCGAACAAAGGCAGCAAAGTCGCTTTTCTTGTCCTCCTCGAACAACTCTGTAACTTTGCAGCCGATTATCTCAGCCATTTGCTCCAGTTTGTCTAAGCCTATCTTTCTGCGCCTTAACAACTGATTAAGACTGGTTACCTGCTCATAACCCATTTGATGAGCAAGTTCAGATACTAATATATTATGCGCTTTGCAGCACTCTTTTACCCTTAATTCTATCATAATAAGTCTATTTTTGCCACAAAGATACAATTTTATTTTGAAAGTAGCGCATAAATGCCAAACTTTTTGCGTAAATAGTTACGTAAATGCGCTATCTAATTGTTAATTTCTGTATAGCTTTCGTGGAAATGCGCTACTTTTTAGTTAAATAGCGTGAAAACGAGAAAGATTTCTTTGGAATCATTTGGAACTTTCGTGAAAATACGCTACTTTTGCAATCGAAATCAGTAATACACTTACTTGATTTCATTGAAGAACGCAAAGCCCGTAGTTACGATTAGCTGAGCGGAGGGAATAAGGCGGCAACGTCTCCCGAATAGTCCGGTAATGCAGCCACACACGTACATATCTTACGTGTGTGTAGGTCACAAGCCCTTTAATGCAGAGTGAACAGACAACAAACAAAATGAGTTACGAAATAAAACGAGTTTACACCGACAAGGAGATAACACTCTCAAAAGGTGGCTTTAATGGTGCTGCATACGAAAGTGTAGAGATAGCCAAAAAAGTTTTAGAGGCTTTAGTCGAGCCTTATCTTGACGATAAACGCTTTGATGTTCTTCAAATGGAGAACGGAAGAATGTTCTTGGTAAACAAGAAAGGCAAAGTACATTTTACTACACTCTATTATATAACAGAGTACTCATACGGAGATTAACCCTTGGGGAGATAAGGCAACGTGGGTGGGGGCTGGCGCCCTCACTCGCTCGCTAATTATAAACGACTAAAATATAAATGATATGAGACTATTTTTAATTGCAAAGGTTACTTTTGATGATGAGAAAGTAATCATGGTATCAGACAAGACTGAAGACGTGGTTAAGGATTTTTTGAGAGCGATTGCAAAATGTCCTATTGCACCATATATCGAGGGACACCCAGTTAATACTGCCGCTTGTTATTATGATGAGGAACACGACTTCGCTCACCTTGAAGGAACGGACGGATATGAGGTTGACATCACATACAAGCCAATAGAGACAGACCATTATATACTTGATTATTTGTTTTAGATATGAACAAGACAATAACACTTTCAAGCGATGATATATGTATCATCACTCTCGCTTTACTGGATAAGGCGATGAACATAAAGAACTCTGCGAAGATATGCGGTATTACCCTATCTTCACAGACTTTGAAAAAACTTGCTACCATGCAAGAAATAATTGAGAAGATAAATGAGTAAATAAACGATTAAATACAATAGATTATGGCAAAGAAGAATAAATACTGCTATGGTTGGGCAATCTGGACTAACTACGGCTATGGATGGGAAAAGGAGAGTGTTTACGACAAAAAGGAAACATCATACTCCCAAGTGAAGGCTGATGCGAAGGAATACAGAATCGCAGGAGCACAGATGAGAATCACAAATACTAGATGGTTGAACGATTAAAGTGTACGACTATGAGAAAAGGTAAAACTTACGAGCAGCAAAAGAAATACTACGATGAGAGTGGAGATTTCGAGAGTTTAGGAGCCATCTTTGTTTACTGGCTTGAATGTGGCAACGAGACTGCCGCACAGATGCAAGAGATATTCAGAGAAGGCACGAAAGAGTGCAAAGATTTCATACTGGAAGATTTGTACCACCTATGTGACCAAAAGACATTCTACCAGTTTGTTAGGATCTTCTACTTTGGTAAGAGGTAACAAGCAATAGCGGTCAGCGAATAGAGGAGCACATCACGTTCAAGCCGTGAGACCGCACTAATACAATTAAAGCATAAAGATATGAAATTTATAGAATTAACAATGGGCAAGGATGACAAAATACTTGTCAATCCTGCACAAGTAGCGTTTATCACTAAAAGTGAAATGGGACTTGCATCAGGCAAGTTTGTTACTGGTACCGCTATTCTTTTTACGAACCCTTTGAAAAGCAATGGGTCTCGCATCATAATAGTGAGAGAAAGTTACGATGAAGTTAAACAAAAATTGATGGAGGGATAAATCATGATAGATTTCACGGCATTTCTGTTAACTGCTGCAACATTCTACATTTTAGGGTGTTGCGCAGGGCACAACAAAGAGAATTTCAAAGACGAGTAAAGAACCATAAACCATTTTAGAATATGAGAGAATTTGAAGGCATGGCAAATGAGGGATTGATAAGAACCATTTGCGGAACAGACGTAACAGAGGTTAAGGATATGAGTCTTAGAACTCTGTTTAACATGAGCGATACAGAGTTGACAAGTATCAAGGGTGTAGGCAAGAAAACAGCAGAAAAGATTAAAGCCGCTTTTGAGTTAGGTTTGCGACTGGTTGAAGAAAGAACCTACCGTAATAGCTTAGATAGCAGTTTGGCACTATACAATCGCTTATTGCCGCTCATGTCTAACAGAGAGGTAGAACATTCTTATCTGATTATCATGAATCAGAATTTCAAGGAGTTGAAAGTTGTTGAGTTGAGCAAAGGAGGTATAACAGAAACTTGCATGGACGTTAGGGAGATTATCCGGCACACCTGCATCAATCGAGGGACGATTATTGCAATAGCCCATAACCATCCGTCAGGAGAGCCAACACCATCAAGAAACGATGATGAACTAACCAAGCAAATAGCCGATGCGTGCAAGGTGTGTCGCATCTTCTTCATGGACCACATTATTATCGGGGATGGTAACTTCTATTCTTACCACGACAAAGGAAAGCTATAAGATTGATATAATATCGGGTGATAGGTCAAAAGCCTACGAGGTGGAGCAGAGCCACCACACCCACCAGTAATAATTAAAATTTTGCGTATGAAAAAGTATTTTGTATCAATCACAGAGACGCTAACTAAAGTTGTCAGTGTGAATGCTGAAAGCGTGAATGACGCTATCAAGAAAGTTCGAGGTTTATACGAGGGCATGGATATTACCCTTGATGATGCAGATTATATCGGCACAGATATACAACTGGAGCAAGATCAAGAATTTTGGAGAGAAAGCGATAGAAAGGGAATCACAAACCAAGAACACTTTGAGTAATAACAAATAAAACATAAGACGTATGAAAAAGAAAATCATTTTGGCTGCAACGGCATTATTGATGTTGGTTGCAGGATGCAGCACTAAGCAGGAGGTTTCAAAGGTTGATTACAAAATCTATTTGAAACAGGTAGAAATCATCAAAGCACAGAAGAAGGCTTTAGAGTATGCTGATAGCGTGATGGATAAAAACCAGTTGTTCGATACTGATGGCTCAGATACTATGGCTAAGTACTTGGAGTATTCTTCTTTGGCAGGAAAACTCATTCAGCGATAAGGCAACGTGGGGGCGGGCAGCCGCCCTCACAACTAACAATAACTTAAATTATAGGAGAAAAGATTATGAAAGCAAATAAGGCAGTTAGATTGAGTGACAATTTAGTAGGAGTTGAAATTAACACCATACAAGACGTAGTTAAGGCACAAGCCGCAGGACTTGAAATTATTAATAAAGACGGATGGGGATACGACTACTCTGTAGTCATAGAAGATGAAGACGGAGAGGATTCCGAACGAGAGCCAACCGAGCAGGAAGTGTTCGAGCGCATAACAAAAGACCTCGCAGAAGGGGATGAGGTTTACGCCTGCATGCGAATTGCAAATGATTGGTCAGTGCAGGAGAATGCAGCCACCACAATGCGCACCAACTTCTATGTAGGTCAGAAGGTCTATCTTATTCGTAACAACAAGATAGTTGAGGACGAGGTTATTTACATCAACATGGTAAAGGGAGGAGGCATGGAAGTATGCAAACTCGTGTTAGGTAAAGATCAAGGACACTACATCAAGGGGAATCTTGTATTCTCCACCAAGCAGGAACTTGTAGAAAGTCTGATGAAGGAGTAAGTTTAACTCGAGGGAGAGCAATCTCCCTCACAAAAATAAAGAATATGACTAATGCAATAGTTAAGGATTTGTTGGCTAAGAATGATTGGGACAGAATTATATTTCACTTTCCAACAAGTAGTTATACTTTGTTCCGCAGTGAAAAGTACGAGATAGATAGTTTCTGTGTATATATTCATACTACGTTCGGAGATGCACACGAAATGAAAGTATTAGACATTGACAGTCTGATTTCCATGGATATTAGGTTTAAGAATGATGAATTTGAAAATATAGTAGATATAGAAGAAGAGGAGGACTAAAATATGATAATAGTAATCAAGTGTTTCAAGGGAGCAACGTATGTTGATAGGTTCAACAATCGTTTCAGAGCCAAGACAACATTCATTATCAAGCAGACTCCATTTAGTGAAAGTTATTATCTCACTAACGGAATGCAGGTGAACAAAAACACTTGCATGACAGAGATAAAGAAATAGAGTGTGTTTTAGTTGTTTTGTTTATAGGGTGAATGCGGTTTAAGCCGTTACAGATGGTTGCAAAGTACCATCCACCCACTATTTGTTTAATCTAAAAAGAAAGGAATAATTTATGAATGAAGTTACTATTGGCATCTATAACGATGCTTACAACATGGCAAGAAATTGCGGTGCTACAGAGGACGAAGCAAGAGAGTATGCCGAGTCCTACAAGGAGAACATTTCTTCTTATTTGGCAGATTATTACGTTTAAATTTAAATCAATATGAGAACATTGAAAGTTTTTGTTTTAGTAGAGTCGTTCAGTAACGATGAGGAGGTTGCGTTGAATGTAACTGGAGTTTACTCAACCAAGGGTGCAGCCGAAGATAAGTTGAAGGATTGTAGAGATAGTGTACTTGATACTTACGAGAACACTTTGCCCGATGATTACGAAATCAAATCAGACTCGGCGACCTATTTTAGAGTTGAATGTGTGAGTGATAAAGATTTTTGGGAGGAGTTTTCGATTACAGAAAGAGAGGTGCAGCGATGAACGACAAAGGAGGAGCGAAGAATGACTAAGCAGGAATGGTTTATTTTAGTGACATTCATCCTTATCACGATTTTATCGTTCTTTGGATGATAATAGAGTAAAAGGTAATCGGGGAGCTAACCACTCCCCACTTATTTTTTTTGTGGCTATGAAGAAAGCGTTAATTTATTTCTACGATGATTTGTGTCTTATAGACGACTCAGAAAGCGTATATGACGACAAAGACCAGTTGGCAAAGGTGGTGGAGTCAATGCTAAGGAGCGTACAAGGAGCAGTGACGGCAGAAGTGTACGACTCATCCAGTAAGAAGATGATATTTCACTTTAGGTTGACACAGAAAGGAAATATCAAGAAACTAAGAACTGACAGACGAGGAGGTAAGCGTCCAGGGGCAGGGAGACCCAAGAAAGAAAACGCTAATGTTGAAATCGTCATGTTCCGTACCAGTGAGGAAATGAAGGAGTTTCTTTTCTCGCTTGAGAACAAGTCTGAATTTATTCGGCAGGCGATCCAAGAGAAAAGAGATAGAGAAAAAAACCAGCAAGGGCAGTCTTAATTGGCTGCCCTCTTTTTTTGTTTATCTCTGTTTTACCTTTTCGTAAACCTCCAGTATTCTTTCGTCTGTAAGCGGCTCATCCTGCTGCAAGCCGAACTCAAAGAACTGGACCTTGGTAATAGACCTAATACCGTATTTTGTAGCCGTAACGGAAATACCATTCAGTGTTTTCGTTTTCTTATAGAAATCAACCAACTCACGGATATAGCGAATAAAACAATCTTCTTTAACGGAAATCTTTTTAATCGGTTCTTGCTTTGGTGGTTCTACACCTGCATCATGAGAAATACCGATAGCCAAGCAGCAATCGTCAGCCTTGGTGTAAGCAGAGCAGAGAGTACCACGCAGGCTATAGAGCAGCTGTCTAACCTTTGAATTTTCATTTGCAAGCAACTGGTACTTCTCGTTCTTCGTGTCGTACTTTTCACGCAGTTTGTCGTACTTCTCTTTCCAGTCCTTGTTGCCCTCTTTTTCGAGACCTTTTCCAACATACCGATTGAGCATATTTCTATACAGAACTTTCTGTTGTGCAAGTTCTTGTTTCAATCGAGCGTTTTCCTTTTCCAAATTTTCACACTCGACCCTTTTTGCGTCGTAATTCTGCAAAACAACTCTAAGTTGTTGCTCATTTTTACTTTCAATCATAGTTCCAATATATTTTTGTTGTTAATATTTAGCAGGCTTATTTTGAAGTCTGCACTTTTTATAATCTAATTATACCAAGGCTAAGCAAGGAGCAACAGAGTATGAGTTAGCGAGAATCTTATATCCATAGTTATGAGTAGTATATGTATAGCCATATACCTCTCTTTTAGATACAGATTGCATGTATGTTTGAATAAAGTGCGTTTCTTTCTTCAAAATTGTGCGTTTTACGGCAAATTTGACGATTTCAAACGCAGTTTTAATACTAACTCCAAGTTTCTTTGCAATAGTTTTGTAGGAAATACCCTTCTCCACATACTGGAACCCGTAACCGAACTTCCGTGCGGCATCACGAGCAGCCTTCACGACCTTATAGTCGTGACTACTACCATGAGCATTCCGAATTGTTCTTTTTGCGAAATCCTTTCTGTTTTGAATGACAACCACCAAAATCGCCTGCAAAGAATACTCCACATTCTTTAGGGAAGAATACTCCATCTTCCTTTCGCCTAACTTGACGTTGCGCTTTGTATGCTTAGATACAATAGATCGCAACATGAGAGTCTTACCCACTATCGTGACAAGACCATACTGGGACAACACACGCAAGCGTTTCTTTATCGTGCGTGCGTGTGCGCCTAAGAGATTGACTAATTTGTTAATGCTATAGTTTTTGACGACATTAGAACCTAACCGCTTACGGATAAGCAGGAACATGGCAATAGCTTTCAGCAACTCTTTGTTGCCGAACATTTCTAAAGCCAGTCTTAATCTTAGATTCTTGTTCATCTGAAATAAAAAGAGGGGGGAAAGAAAAAACCTCTCTCTACTCAGATTTAATCAATCCCCCTATATATTTAACCTATTGAATTTTAGGTTTAATTCCACGATGTTATTGTCTTGACAAGATGTAGAGAGGTTTGCCATTGACGCTGCAAAGATAGAACAAGTTTTTGAAACTTGCAAATGTAATAGAAAGTTAAATACGTTAAAGTGTAAAAACAAATTCGGTGTTATACTGGTGTTATCATTATCTTTGTAGTGCTTAGTAAGTGCTTGACTATCAGGGTTGTAAAGAAAACCGACATGACCCCAACGGAATCACAAAAATCATAGAAAAAGAGGTTTGTCAGGAGTTCCTGGTGAGCCTCTTTTCTGTTTAATATAAGTCAAATGGCTGATTGCCTTGCTTTTTGGACAAAGCTGGGGCTTCACTCAGGAGGATATGTATAGACCCAACAACAAATATTGAGGGATGGAATGGAAAGGAGTCATGGACATTTAGAACAAAGAAAAACGCCCCTTCTACAGATTTGTATCATAAAATAGTGGTAGTGGAGACTTCCCCACTTTGCAAAGGCTAAGTCTTGGTACAGATAGGATACGGACTTGGTATGAAGGTGGTCTTGCTTTTGTAGAAAAAGAGAATCCTTTTCAAACAGATCTGTTAAATCATACTCTTTGTCTGAAGAAGTATGGCTTTCTTTACTGTCTGAGGAGATAGAGTCTTTCTGATGATCCTCTATCTCCTCAGGAAACAAATTGAGTTCTACATATTTTGCTTGGTTTCCTTTTGAATCTTTTTTTATTTTTAGGAGTCTCCTATTATGAATCTCCTATATAT